TACTACGAGATATCCAGTAAGTTCACAGACTACACCCCTTACAAATAAAGGCTTTCACATATTTCCAGACATAAAAATAGACACTCACTAATACAAGCTAAGTGTCTTTCTGAGGGGGGGGGGGGGGGTTTGGGAAATTAATGAATTCTGACAATGGTAATATCTACAAAACTATCTGTTTCTTCGTCATAATAATCTTCTTCAGACACCCAAGCTCTACTAGGATCATTAATAGGGCTTGCACAGCAGCTACACACTTCCATCTCATCTGGAAGATCCTTGATAAGTTCTTTCAATTCTCCTATGTTCATATTTCTCTCCTGACATCTTGTTTATAATAAGTATAGTAGATCAAGCACCTCTTGTAAATAAAGGCTTTCAGCTATACCAATTCCTCACCAATGAGGAATTCACCCTAGTCTATCACTTTTCCATTACCATACCAACTATTAACTCTTGTTTCTCGATACCTAATATCACCTTTCCATCCGTATACAGGACTCACTTCAATAACAATATCACCTCTGAATGGCTTGTTCCTACTCTTCACTCTCAAGCCATTAGGCTCTAATCCCTTAATCAACCTTGATAAGTTGTTCTCTTGAATACCACAAGCACACAAATCTTTAACTGTGCCGATATAGATATTCCAACCTGTTAGGTTTGTGATGATGTGGGTTAGGAGTTTAATCTCCATAGGAGTAAGTAAGTTTTGATTCAAGGCATCTAGCATATTGTGTGAAGTCAGGTATGGCTTTTCTTTAAGATATCCATCCATTACAGATAGGGTTTCCAACAAACTATCTTTAGTGATGCAGTCTTCAGGATATTTGGTATCAATACCTACATACTTATCGAATGTTCCACGCTTCACAGGTTTAGGTTTCTTTTGGTATAGAATCTCTCCTGTCTCAGAGTCAAACACTGTAAGACCTTCGTGCCTTGTTTCAACTGATCGTACTTTCATTCTTCCCTAGTCTCTCTTGTGCAAGTTTATAATCTTTATATAATTGACCCTCCCCAAACTTAGCCCTGTACATACTCTGCATCTTTAACACTTGTGGATATTTGGCACAAGGATCCTCTGGTGTTGATCGTAAATGTACAGAGGCTACTAAGATGTTTAATTCATCTTGTGTTAGTGGTTTACGTGGTATCCAATTAGTTTTCATTTCTACGTCTCTCAGCAAAGTGTGACTTTATTTCTAGGTCGGTGAGTGGCACTATAGGCCTATTATACCGTGCAATACTCTCTTCCATCTCTTTACGAAGTTGTTTAAGTTCATCTTCTACGTTTTGCATACGTTCTTCTATTGTTTGATTCATTGTTCTTTCCTCTATAAGCTTCTTTCTGTTCTAGAATATGCATAAGTGTTGTCTTACTGACAATATCTTTATCCTTATCAGAAATCTCAGTATCTGACACTCCATATGCAATTTTCTTAAACAAACTTTCCCTTAGATCCTCTTCCAACTCCCTCAAACACATCTTACCACCCACTCTAGACTCCTCAGAGCATTTATGTTTAGGTCTTTTACCACATGTGCATAGAGGTTCAGTCACAGAATATTCTCTTCAATCCACTTTATGTGATTCTCAGCAACATCTAAATAAGTAGTATGACCCATATCCCACCAAAATGGTAGCCACCAACTTAGTCTACATTCAACGATGTAAATTCCGGCATAACCTTGTTTTATCCTAACCCTACCTTTCTTTATAATGATTTGATCAGTCATTACGATAAGTCCTCATAGGTGGTGGTACAGGAACGTACCCTTTACGCATATTCAGCTTATGTACTGTCACATTCTCATTACAATGTGATTTAGAGCAAGAACAATCTGAGCAAGAATACACCCAAGGGCGATTATACTGCACTTGAAACCTATATCCAGCTTCACGTCTAAAGTCTTTATCACAGAACCAGCACGTTTGCCAGAAGAATAGGCCATAGTGGTTGTAGATATCGTTACCTACTACATTTGAGTATCCTTTGTTTTCACGTTTCATTTCCTCCTCCTATTTAAATTTCTTGGTTTTACCAACACCCCGATTATAGCTAGCCTTCTTCCACTTGTACAGCAATCTTTCCTCTTCTTTCTGATAATCATCAGCATATTTTAAATATTGACTTGCTAGAAGGGGTGTATCTGGATGGTCTGGGTTAAGTGAGGCCGCTAGCTTTCTATAGTAGGGTGGAACACTTGGTTGTTTTAAGTCACGCTTTGACATTAAGGGGTGTTAACATACAGTTCACGCACCCAAGACTCATACATAAATGAGCCACTTTCTCCGTGAAGAATACTACTCAATTCATACAAGTATTCTCGTGCATCTTCCTCTTTTGTCCAAATATTCTTAGAATAGACAACATGGAACCCGTGTGAATCTGTTTGGTATACAGCTTGGTAGTATTTCATGTCAACTCACCTTAAACATAATATAACCTTTCTCGACAGCCTCAGCAAGCTTTACAAGCTGCATATTTCGCTGTGGAAGGTATGTGTAATACTCACCATCTTTCTTAACAAGACTAAAGACAGCATTCTCAACATCTGCAAAGCGAATAGATGAGATTGATTTCAATACAACTCCATCTTGTGCTGTGTAGAATGATACGACCCCATTAATTGTACGTACTTTGATGTGATTGCTCATTTGTATAGTTCCTTAAGTTTATTACGTGTATCTCGGATACGTCTGTCTGCACGAATCTTGTCTAGTTTTGCTTTACGATCAATTCGATAGTTCATGATGCTTGAGATTTCTTTGATTAGATATTCTTTTTCGTCTGGTGTGATAAAGAATGCATCCTCATAAACACAAAGTAAAGGATTAATATGTTCTAATAAAAATACTGAAGATGCAATCCACCTAGAACCTCTTACATACCATCCTTTTTCTAATTTATTATCCCAAATCTTGTATGCCTTGTAATCTGGTTTTTCTTCAACAGAACGTACTGTGTAACTGCTGCAATCAACCCCCACCTTAAATCTCTTAGGGTTTTTACGTACAGTTTCTAGAAAAGAAATCACAGGCTCAGAGATATCACTTCCCTTTGGTGGTTTAACTTTAGGCATCCGCGGAATGTTATGCACTTCAGGAAGTACTGTATAACCTTCTTCATAACCACGAGTACTACCAAACAAACTCTTAACCCACTTAAGCATAATAAATCCCCTTCTCTCGTCGTTCAGTGTCAGCGTCCATAACACCCTTCCAATAAGCATTGGTGAACATCATCCAAGCTCCTTGGGTGTTCAAGTCTTGGAAATATTTATCTAGTGTAGGGTGTAGCTCAACATTCATTCCCCAAGACTGTGCAATGGATAGGAATGTCTGGAACTGATCTTCGTGTGATTTGATCATTATGGCTTACCTTCAGAAGCAATAATTACAAAAATACCCAATGGGACAACCACAGGCCACAATAGGCAGAGTATAATATCCTCTTTCCAAGGATATTTGATACCTCTTACAAGACAACCATGTGCGTGAGTATAGCAAACGAGCAAGCTTGCAATCAAATAGATTATAAATAACATATTTCTCTCCTAAAACAATCGGTAAAATTCATATAACAAACATATTGTATCATCCTAACCTGTACCTGTCAAGCTTGTTTTCATTAACTCGTCTAGAATAGGGTAAAACTACGACAACTTTACCCATTTCATTTGATTTCTACAAGCTATCTCGGCCTAGATAATACTCGATCACTAATCCGACCATACAAACAGCGTTTAATTTAGGGTTGTGTGCAGAGAATTCATTCAGATTCTTAAAGCCAGTGCTGTCAACGTAGTCTGACACTTCAACACCAAGCTTCTTACAAGCTCTACGAATGTATTTAACTTCACTACCCTTAATCCACCAGCCGGGGAAACGAATACCAAGCTCGCTGCCCCTATCTTTCCAGAACTTCTCGTCTGCATAGTCTGTCTTCAGATTAGCCTTAGCGTACTCTTGGTCAGCAATACGTTTCTGTTTAATCTGCTCTCGTTGTTCTTCACTCATTGGTACTAGATGTGTCATTTCCACTCCTCCACGATATAGTCATCTGCACTAAATGAGCCAGATAGTTTGTATAGTGTATCGTTCAGTTCAAATTGTTCCTCCCAGCAATGAAGACTATGACTCTTTGCTATAGGAGATAAGAACTCTGTTCCAGAATATATCCACTCACAAAAATCTACATCTTCTACTCTAACCCACTTCATCTTACAACTCCTTAAATCGTTATCCCGCTATTCATAGAACATTTCTTAACCAAATAGCTATGAATATTATTAACATCTTCTTCTGTAAAGCTATAACCTTCCTTAGACTTCTCAATCACAAGCTCTCGTGTAACATCCCAAGCTTTAGATTGACATTCTTTGAACACAGCATCATGCCATCTGTTATACATTGGCGATGTGATAACAACATTCTGCTTTGGTGGGGCAATTGTACAGCCTGTTATCACAACAGTCAAGGATATTGTCAGGATAAGCTTTACAGAAGAAATATTCATTTTGGTTTGTCCTTGAGGGGCTTCCTCAGCGAGACTATGTTTTAGGTTCCTGTTGCTTTAGTGATTCAATGTATCGTAGCACTTCCTCCGTCTGTTGTGCAGCATATGCAATCAACTCATTTGATTCAATACCACAAGCTTTAGATATACGCTTACAACGACGATCACACTTATCAAGATCACGTTTCAGGAATTCAAGTTCTTTTGTCAGTTTGTCTTTAGTCACTCAAGATCCTCCTCAGTAATCTCTGGAAAATTATAACCGTGATCCCTAAGAGTCTGTAAACGACTCAGTAGGCTTTCCTTGTCATCAACAAAACTCTGTCCATCATATTTCAAACCAATTGGTTTACGTTCACATGATTCTAGGAAAGTCATTTGAGCCTTGTGTTGCTGTGCCCAAATCTTACCCAATTCTTCAGTGTAAACGTCTTTATGAAATATTGTGTTATCTACTTCTGGAACAATCCCTACGATACGATTACCAGCAACATGTGTATGCCAGTATCCATCACAACCTTCATAAATATATAGGTCACAGGACCAGTTCATACTAGACCATCTGCACAGAGCCATTATTTAATCCCCAATTCAATTTTAGCCTTCTGCACAATTTCATTAGCTCGGTCCCAAAGAGTCTGATCACCTTCTTTCAACACTTCAAGTAGCAACTCTTTTTCTTTGATATAAACCTTTGCAAAGTCTTTGTCATGTTCACAGATTGATTTACTGTTTGAAATTAAGTCTGCAAGCTTGATTGTTTTAGCATCAGGGCTGGCTAAAGCTGTATGCTTGCGATCAATTTCTTTTCGTTGGGTTCGATTACCATCTTCTGGTTTTGATATATCTGTCAACATTTCAACAAGAATGGCCACTTCTTTACTCAAGTTGTTTTCAATAAATTCTAATGTGATACTCGTATCTTCACAGGCATCATGCATAAGAGCTGCTGACAAAATCTCATGAGTAGCTTTAGGACCAAGAACCCCAGCCACAATCGTAGCGACATCTTCAGGGTGGTGATAATAATCCTCCCCCGTATACTTACGTTTCTGGCCCACTGCACAATGAGCAGCCCTACAGAAACAAATAGCCTTGTCTAACATATCCATCTAAAACCCCCTAATTAATTTATAAATCCATATTAACAAAAAGAGCAGCCAATCACAAGGACTAGCTGCTCCATAAATTTCTATTCATCTTCAAAAGTTGATAGATTCTCTTCATGATAACTCTGAAGCATTCTACTGACCTCATTATCATTCCAACCCTGACCTAAGACAATCTCTTGATACTTCTGTCCAGCATATCGCTCATAAGAATACTCATCACACCAACACCAATTACCATCTTGGAATAAATAAACTCTGTCACGATTCATATAAGGTACCCCCTCATAGATATTTAGAATAAAGCATATATTCATAAGCCTTGTCTACAAAGTTTACAAGATTGCTTGTAGTGCGAATGTGTCCAGTCTTCTTATTCAGTTGGATGTTCACAATATTTACAATCTTAGCAGCTTTAGCTTTACGGATTTTGTAGTGGCTGAAGTCAAATGGTGCTTTGAAGTCCTTACCGTGCCAATCACTATAAGCATTATTGTGCAAGAGGCAAGCAGTGTGCACAGAAATACTCTTACGGGCTTTGTTTTCGTAATCGTAGCTTACAAAGTGGGGTGAACCGAATAGACGACCTTCATATTCATAATTAAGCCCACGCATAAATTCTGTCAAAGACTTGAACTGAAGCTTATATGTGTCAATGATTTCTTCTGGTAGAAGGATGTTCTCTGTAGCTGTCATTTAGGTTCTCCTTTAGTTCAAATCTAGTGCCTGAGCACCACAATATTCAATAACCTCTTTCTTCCAAGTGCTCCACGCATCCCATGTGTGTTTGAGTGGTCTCCAAAGACCCTCTGTCTTTACATTATCAACTTTCATTTTGAATGAAACATCATAAGTATTAACTGTACCGTCCTCATTAATACTTTCAACAACTAGACATGTGACATCAGGACCAGGCATGCCAAAAACATACTGATAAGCAACTCCAATTTTAATTTCATTACCTTGTTGATCTTTCAATTAAGTTCTCCTTTAAATTTTGATTACTTTTACACCTTGACTTTTGAGGTATGCTGAACCCTCAACTGTCCTATATTCGTTACGATACCACACTCGTTTAATTTTTGCAGCTACTATTTTCAAACTACAATTCAAACAAGGGCTGTGACTGATGAACATCTCAGCACCTTCTGATGTTTCAGTGCTGAGATAAAGTTTCTCTAGCGCAGCAGCTTCAGCATGACGTACAGTTGGTAATGTTTGCCCATACTCATCCTCACAAACCTCTGTCTGCCACTTAGGTGGCTGGCCGTTCGTCCCAAGGCTTATGCAAGAATCATTCTTATAGATCATTGCGCCAACTTGAAGACGTTTAGCTTCTGAGGTTTCTCCAAACCTACATGTCATATCCATCAAGGCTAGTGCGTATTTATATTTCACTTTTTACGGCTCCCCACACCTGTGCAGCTATACCCACCACTCTCTAATGATGATTTAGTTTTAATAATACGGCTCGTCTTAACTTTGTAAAACCCCTTATCAAACATTTCATCACATTTCAATTGTGCATCTTCTCGTTTAGCGCAATGGAAGTAGTAGTAATCCCCTGTTGCCGAAAGAATCCACCAAACTGCTGGTTCCTGAAAGTCATAACTTGTAAAAGTGGTATAATCAACCACTGTAACTTTAATTTCCTTCGGCTTCTTTTCACTCATAAGGGCACTCCACCTTATTACTTGCTAAAAATATTACTTGACCGCTTCCACCACAAGAATCTGATAGAGTAAACAAAACATATCCATCTATTTCAACAACACCTTCAAGTGAAGCCTCTGAAAAAGTTTCGCCAGCACCATCATAAAGCATATCAATATCTTCTTCACTGGTCCAGCTCACAGAATTAGATTGTGTATCATGAAACCATTTGCACTCTGTCAAGTCTTCTGGCATAACCAAGTGCTCTTTAAGAACTTCTAAAGCATTTAGATAACTCATTGCCACTCTCCTTGAGCATATTCTAGGTCAGGCTCATACCTCCACGAGCTATCTACTTCAAAGTCATGATCGTTCAGTGCCAAATAATCATCAAACTCATCACCGAGTTCGTTTACCATATCGTTTAGCGTCATTCTGTTCTCCTTTGGTTCTATATTAGAGTAAGGTCTTGGTGTGTTCAAGAACTTTACCGTTCGAAATAGCCCAAATGACATTTTGATCTTTATTGTATCTGTGAAAGTTTACTCCATAAACACCGACGGAGTACATTGGAAGGTCAATCCCAAAAAATGTATCAAAATCTTGAGATTTTAAATAAATTTCTAAACAATCTGCCACCTCACCACATATAAAATTATCTTGACAAGCACCTATTGCACTAGTTGCAAAATTTTGAATCTTCACCTTAATCTCCTTTGTGTTAATCTGTCGCTATTGTAAGCCGACAGATTGTTTGAGTCAACAACTATTTTACAATTACTTCACCAGTTTCTGATTTGACTGGTTTTGGTTTAGACAGCTTCTTTTCTTTAGCATCCCGCGCAGCAAGAGCTTTCTTCACGCCAGCCTCTACAGCTTTCTCAATGATTTCTTCTAGGCTGAACTCTGGGAAATCTTCTTCCTGTTCTTCTAGATCTAAGCTCTGATTTCGAGGACAGCTTTCGTCCCCACAATTGCACGGCTGCGAGTTCCGATATTCATAGAAGCCCTCCATGCGGCGTTCAAGCTCTTTTGCACCAAACCAGAATTCTTTGCCATCATTACACAAGAGGATTTCATCATCATTTAACAGACCTTTGTATGTTGAAGTGATTTCCTCCTCCAATTGTTTAATACCAAACTCGGTCTGGGATTTCACATCAGGGTTCTTACCGATAGAGCCCCAAAACGCACAATGGGCCATAAACTGGATATGGTCAGCCCAATCATGCTGTTTACACGCCAAAAATACCCCTGTTGCAGCGCTCATGCAGTCATATTCAATAAATCCAACTACGTTAGCTTGAGATTCTTGGATCGCATTGATGATCATTCGTTCAGATGATACAGCACCACCTCGACTATTGATACGAATGATCACCTCATCTTGTGGACCACTGGTGCGAAGTGTGTTGCATAGACTTACGTAATTTTCCGGTTCTGTAATAGGGCCAGTAAGGTAATAAGTATGTTGCTGCCCACGCACCTCTGTTGTAAAGATGTTCTTAGGTGAGAACATCGGAATAAAGTCTTCGCTCATTATTTCTTCTCCTTTTCTTTAGCTTTAACCATTGCTTTACAAAGGCCCGACCTAACAATATCATTGCTGTCTGCTTTGATAACTTTAATATGCTTAGTAAGTTCAGGGTTATTTTCAACAAACCCCTCTAGCCAATCAATTGCATTCAATCCGCGAATATCACTTTGGTTTGGGTCTCCGATGACTATGAGTTTCGAGCCAGTTTCCATACGAGTAAGTAATGTGTAAAGCTCATCTGGGTGCAAGCTCTGTCCTTCATCAATAATCATCACGCCCTCAACACTACGACCACGGCTGTATTCTGGCGCCAAAAGTTCGATTGAACCATTTGCAAGACAGTTTTCATAGTAGCTTTTACCATAACGCTTCCACAGCACTTCCAGGAGAGGCATCAGGTAAGGTTCAAACTTCTGCTGAAGTGTAGAAGGAAGCATACCAAGGCTACGACCCATAGGAATCACGGCACGAGTTAATGTAATCTTGTCATAAACGCCTTTCTTCAACCAATCAGCAGCCTCACTCATGGTCAGGTAGCTCTTACCTACGCCTGCGGGAGCTGAGAACACAACGACATCAAACTCTTTAAGCGCATTCAAGAACAACTTCTGTACATCTGTCTTTGCAGTAACTGGAACAGCAAGGTAACTCTCATCTTGAAACTTACTTTTAATAACACGGCCAACTTCTGATTTCTTTTCCCAGCGTTGTTGTACAGTTTGTTCCAAGCTACGCTTAGCCATTTAGTATTTCCTTCTATCAGTTAAACAACAATACACCTACCCATACAGCGAAAATCAAAGTAATCAATAAACTAAACCACGCACCGACAAGAGTCTTTTCTTTAGTACACGGATATGTTTTAGTACTAATCTCTGAAAGGTAGCAACCAACACTCAACACATGGAAAATAAACATTGTAATCAAAAAAGCTGTCATCATTTTTCTCCTATTTAGTTGATCTTCATAAATTCTTTGTACGCATCAATCACACCATTCAACCTAGTCACTTCCATTTGCAACTCTTTAACCTCAACTTGAAGCTTTTCCTCCCGTACGCTGACAATCAAATCTTCATATCGTCTACGAAACTCTTCCCATGCATCATCAATATCCACACAACCCTCCTATTTAATCAAGTTTAAACACAACCTCACCATTATCCTCTACACTATCCCGCCAACCCTGCCTTTCCTTAAGCTTCTCAATACATCTCATCTCTGTCTCAATCATCGCAATAGCCTTCTCAAAAGAGACATCACCTTCCACTAGTGTAGCAACTATTTCAATGATATTCAAGAGATATTCTTTACCATCACCAACATAGTACACTAAACCAGATTCTGATGTGTATACTCCGTTTGATAGGGTTCCTCGTGTTATGTCCATTATTGATCTTCCCAGTCTAAACAAAAGTCTTCGTAGTCGCTGCTGTCAAGCCATTGATCATGAACCGATTCAGCATCACCGTAAGGACATACTCGATAAAACCAATCTTCAAATGCTTTCTGTTCTGAGTCGTCTTTTGCTGATTGTTTACTCATTATAATCTCCTTAAAAGTCTTCTACGATCTGCTGATAACTAGCAGCACTCTTCAACACAGATTCTAGCACTTTCCCTTGATAAGTCAAGCCATTATGAATAATCACTAAGAATTCTTTTTCAAATGGCACTTCAAGACAGTTATCCCTATATTTAAGTCTCTTCAAAGGTAAACCTTCACTGTTCCCATACTTTGCATCGAAAGCGATTACCCCAGATACGGACTGGATGTTACCTTCGTAGAAATAGAGAAATCCAGAGGTCGTTCTGAAGACAAGTGATGTACGTTCATCGTTAATGATTAGGCTGTCTAGTGTTTCTCGTTTAAGTTCTTTGAAATCTGTCATTTTTATCCTTACCACTTTGGCTCATCAATATAGTATTTTTCCATTATATCTGTAATTCTAGGGTAGGTTTCAACAAGATATTGAAAGCCGTCATTTCGCATGTCTTCCGGGCCTACTTGAAACCAATATTCAATTTGTATCTTTAAACAAGTCTCAGCTTGTTTCTTTGTTGGGCTATTTAGCATAAGCTTTAAATCATGTTGGTCTCCATAACCACCAGTCATATCATATGCGGGACTTATATCAAATAAGTACTCCCAGTCATCGTAAACTTCTTTATAGCTCATCTTATTTCTCCTCATGATCTGGCAGGACATTTTCTCTTGTATAGAGTTTGTTTGCTTTCAAGACTGAAGATAGCACACGATTCTCTTCTGTCAAAGCTTTCTTTTCCTCCAGTGTCTGTTTCACCAAATACTCCAGTGCTTTGTGATAGGGCATGTTCAGGATATTTGGGCGCATAAGTAGTTCCTGAATCGTTCCCGAGAGGCGATCTGGATCAAGATTCACAAGGAAGCGTATCTCGTTTTCTTTCATGTATTTTCCTCGGTAACTATAGTGTTTGCATCCACTCAAACAAGATCTTGTGAAGTGATAATTGTCTTGTTGATTTCTTTTGTGCTTTCTACTCCATTCAGAATAGCTGTGAACTTGATTCCAGCAGCTGATGTACTTCCACCACCCCAAGTCATACCATATCCTACGCCAGAAGATCCAACCTCCATCTTTGCAGTGTATTTGTCAAAGACTACTTTCATTTCAGCTAAAAAACTATTTATCACTTCCTCTTGAGCTAAAGTGTCAAGTTTAGCTTGAGCAGCTGATACGATAGAAATAAGATTGTCCTCAATAGTGATTAGGTTTGTAGACAGTTCTAAATCTGTCTCTACTACACTTGAACCTAAAGTGTGCAGTGACATAATAGTTGCACCTGCATCTGTAATCACTTGTTCATAGGTTTGTTTACTTGTCAATTTATTTATCCTTAATTAGTTGTTTAAAATCATGTCAGCCCTTGCACGTAGCACACTTGCATAAGCCCTTGGTGAATGGAAAGCATCATCACGACCATTTAACCACCCATGTTTCCATGCAATTGGTTTTGTGCACAACCACTCAGGCATATCGTAAACTTTAGTTTGTCTACCTGTAAGGTATCCATCAACCATCTGAGATTCTTTGATTTTGTTCATACTTGCCTACCATGTACACGAATGCACCCATCAATGAAACTCTGATACTCAACCTCATCTACTGAAATCAACTCAGCTTGAGAAACAGCATACTCAACATCACTCCGAATGTAGTCATTAAACCACTGAGTAAGGTGGTCTTCATCACCAAAGATCTTGTGTTTAAGTTGTTCATGAGTCTGGGGCTCAATGATATCATCTTTATCTTGCCACTGTATGGCTGTATCTGCGTAATCCTCAGCAATCCGTTCAGGAGACCACCGATAGGTGTGTCCGAAATTAGTCTTAACAATAAATTCTCTCATCAAACCCTCCAGCAGCTATTCATATTGTAAGGTGGTACAAGGTAAATTTCAGCAAATGCGTTTGCAGATTCTCTTGTGGAGAACTCAGCTAGCTTCTCACGTTTGTAGAATATTGCAAAGCGTTTCTTGCCATAGGGTTTTTCTATTAGCTTGAGTTTGGTCATAGTTCGTCGACCAATTTGTCAATCTTATCTTTTAAGACTGTCCAAGCCATCTTGAAATTATCTACGGACTCTTTTTCTGTTGACCCCCAAGCTGTCAGATCAAAGGTTGTAAAATCCATAGAACCTCCACAGCTGAGTGTTAAAGCAGTTTCACAGCTTTGATACCTGTGTTTCTTGTCATCAGTCTTAGTGATCATTCGTTCTCATCCTTCGCAAACTGATAACCAGCATCCCAAATCTTTTGATATGCTTTGAAATAGATAATAGCTTCGTCTTTGGAGTATAGGCCACCCTTGATGCACTCTCCGTCCAGATTAATGTACCACCTACCTGAATCCTTGATCTGTTCAATTTTAAGCATTGATAATCCCCTTAATCCGTTTACGCATGTGTTCGTCTGTATCATACCAGCCTGACAAGTCCATTGTAAACCCACTTTCTTGCCAAGAACAGTGGTCATTTGGTTTATTTTCTGGATCATAACCATAACATTTGCGGCTGATACCACGAATCTGTGATAGCTCGTCGAGATTGCTGCTCATTCCCACACCTCATTGCTAGCTATTGTGTCAAATGTTTCAACCAATACAATCAATTGTTCTTTTGAGAATGTGTGCCAAATGGCTTTAAGGTCATCAGGTGCGTAATTTTTCCAGTTGTGTACTCTGCCACAAGATCCCCACTCTGGATTTACTATATCCTCACCTTCGTAAATCATTGATTTATCTCCTTCTGTATTTGATAGTTAAAGAATAACACAAGGTCTTTAGGAAAGCAACAGATTTTATCAAATAAATAAATCTTTACATAACTCCAAATACGTGTTACAATGTTGTATAGAGAGAGAAAATAAATTTAAATCTCTATTGCTTTATAAGATTTTATGCTGTAGAATTTATTCATCTACTAAAGAATGTAGATCGGAACAGAGAGATATGTAGCACTCACCGTACTGTTCTTAAAAGCCTATGAAGAGAACCACGAAGGGCTAACCCGAGTAATTAGAGCTTGTTGAGGGGAAGTGGCTAGACTTACAATCTTAGGATTGTCTAGGTAAGACAAGCAATTCATCTGGCCTCAAGCCAGCCTAGTGACATCTCAATTAGGATGTACAAAGGGGAGAAGTTATGCTAAGGTTACCTCTTATGCAAATTAAATTTTGTATGGGGTTCCCTAGGCTAGTTGTAACTTCTCCTAGCTCAAAACTCATTAGGATATTATATAGCTATATCTACTTAGTAAGAATAGAGATAAGGAGACAGAGAGATGATAGTAAAGAGGATTAGAGATATCGCTTACGCTCTTAAGGTTTGTAAGAAATATAACCTTATTTGGAACCCATATGTGAAGCTTGGATATGGTGGCTATGATTGGGATTCTAGGTCTGTACATGTAAATCTCTTTAGTAAGGATTTCATTACCATCTTCATGCATGAGGTGGGTCATCATGTCCATCATTGCAAAGTAAACTTACCTGTATGGTTGAGATACCAAGGTAATGAGCTTAGATTTAGTGGAGGAAACATGGAAGATTGGTCAATCTACAGGAATTTACAAGCAGAGGCCATAGCTAGTAGGTTCGCTAGGAAATCAGGCAAGGCTGATAAAAATTATCTGATTCGTGCCTTCCATACTTATACAGCTTCTATATTCAAACATACAAATAAATCTATTGTGGTTAAGGAGATATCTTGTATTATAGGTTCATGTTATAAAAATGAGAGGATGATTAGTAAATGAAATATATTTAATCGACCTATTGACATCTACTATTCAATAGTGATACTCTTCATATTATAAATCAAAGAAGGAGTCCACTTATGGGCGAAGCTGTATTTTGTCCCACATGTGGACATCTAGAAAATTATTGTGTATGTGACATAGTGGTTGAGTATTTGGAAGACTGTGAACCCAACTTTAAATGGGAATACGCGATGGAAAATATTAGTGGACACCCCACACAGTTCTGGGAAATACTTCCTGAATACGAATAATTTAAATAAACACTTGACATTTAACAGTTTATGTGTCATTATGTATTTGGATTAGATGATAACAATTAAAGAACACATTCAATCTTGACGAAGATTGTCTAATTCCCTTTAAGGGGCTTGAAGAACTCTGACGAGAGTTTAAAGTCTTCCTTGTTAGTGTGACGGGGAGCAGTGAATTAAAGCGGGTATAACTCAGAGGTAGAGTGTCAGCCTTCCAAGCTGTTCGTCGGGATTTCGAAATTCCCTATCCGCTCCAAATATTCCCGTAATTCAATTGGATAGAATATCTGTCTTCTAAACAGAACGTTGCTGGATCATACCCAGCCGGGAATACCAGTTTCACCCACAATCACTAAGATTAAGTCTAAAAAGATTGTGGTATTCACGCTGTCATCTCCTCTCCTAAGACAGCACTTAAAGATCTATTGTCCTCCTCTCCTCCAATAGATCTTTCGAACACTTACGGCGTTTCTCCTTCGTTTAGTGAGTGTTCTTTCTTAAAATTCCTGTGACTGATTAGTTATTATTGCAAGTGGACTTGTCAGGAATTTTAAGAAATCACTTATTCATAGGAATATAGATTATGACTACAAAGAATAAAAACCCGAGTCCAGCGACAAGATTTGATGGTCCTAAGTCAAACCGTAAGACCACTGGTGGGAATAGTAAACGCATCACTAAAAGCAAGCTTCGTATACTAGAAGAACAATTGCTTGAGATGAAAGATAAAGCTCTTGAGAACATCAAGAAGAGTATCAACGGTGAACAGATTGATACTGAACAGCTTGGCTCAAGTAAGTGGCTTGTCAATAGTATTGTCACAGTATCCAAATCAGCTAACGCTGAAGAAATCTCTTACAACAAGCTTAAGTTTGAAGTGAAGGATTCTCTGGAAGCTGGTGAACAGACTCCTGAACAGATTGCTAAAGAAGTTCGTCCTCGTTTGTCTCTGGTATTCAATGAGCCTGACGATGATTAAGATTTAAAGAACGTCTCACAATCGGCCTGAAAAACTAGTCTGTGAGAAATAGGTAAACAACTTTGGTTTGTGAAGAGCCACCGCTAACGTACAGAAAGCCTTAGACGTGAGTTTAGGTGAGCTGCTGATAATACTTGAATGGGTAACTCTTCACGCTAAGCCCTAGGCTAAAGCCACTTTATGTGGGGGTGGTTTAGAGTTGTTTACCGACCTTATTAATTCCTTGTGTGTGCAGACGTACCCCAGCAATTTCTGCATGTTTGTTGCTGTAGGGTGAGAGCAAGGAAAACTAACTAGATCGCAAGGTCTGGTATCTCAGCTAGTTCCTGAGACCCCGGCATTCTGGCGGATGCCTGCTGTAAGACACTACGGATAGACGTGTAGGGTTGTGAATCCCGTCATGAATCTGAGTAGGGCACTCATACTAATTTCACCTCAGAAAATGCCCACCTATTCTAAGGGTCTATAGTTCAGCTGGTTAGAACAGAGAACTCATAATTCTTTGGTCGTAAGTTCAAATCTTACTGGACCCACCCCACATAAAAGGAGAATGACAATGCTCACTGTAAAACGTGGGGACACTTTCGATCAACTTGTCAGTCTCCCCGATACATTTGCTGATGGTTATTTTGTAGGCTGGACAATAACGTCACAGATTAGGACATCACAATACTCAAGGCTAGTTGCTGAGTTTAGTCCTACATGGCTTGATCCAGTAACCACAAGAGTAGTTAAGCTTTTTATGCTTGATACACAGTCTTGGCCTATTGGTACATTACAATTAGATATTCAGTTTACAAGAAATTCTGATTCCTACGTTATTAGTACACAAACTCTTGATGTAACAGTAACCAAGGATATTACCTTTCCAACTCCAGTGGTGTCTGTGTGATTGAAGTAGAATTTGCTGGTCAGTATTTCAAAGGTGATAAAGGTTTAAACTGGAAAGGTGCGTATATTAATACAACACCTTATCTAAAAGACGATGCTGTATTTTATAATGGATCGAGCTATGTAGCTCTCCAAAACAGTACAGGAAATCTTCCAACTAATACCACTTTTTGGAGCATCCTTGCTCAGAAGGGGGATAACGGTTCCGGTTCCCCTGTCACATCTGTGAACGCTAAGATTGGAGACGTTGTCCTTGTTCCTTCGGATATTGGTGCTGCTACGTCAGCTCAAGGTGCGTTGGCCAACACTGCTGTACAACCATCTGGTCTGAACAAAGCTGCTGTAGGATTATCTAACGTAGATAATACCTCAGACATTAATAAACCAATCTCTACAGCTGTTCAGTCCTCTTTAGACTTGAAAGCCCCTCTTAACTCCCCTAGCTTCACAGGTACTGTCACTGGTCTTACAAAAGCAACAGTTGGGCTAGATAATGTCGACAATACTGCCGATATTGATAAACCTCTAAGTACCCTACAGACTAACGCATTATCTCTAAAAGCACCACTAAATTCCCCAACGTTTACGGGTACGGTCGCCGGCCTTAATAAGACGTTCGTAGGTCTTGGTTCAGTTGATAACACTTCTGACTTAAGTAAACCAGTAAGTACTGCACAACAAGCTGCACTTAATCTGAAGGCTAATGTAGAATCCCCGGCGTTCACCGGAAACGTTACTGGCATAGATAAGACAATGGTTGGCTTGTCTAATGTGGATAACACCACAGATGCAAACAAACCTATCAGTACAGCCCAAGCTGCTGCCTTGGCATTGAAAGCCCCACTGGATTCACCAGCTTTTACTGGAACGGTTACAGGACTAACTAAGTCAACTGTTGGTTTAGGAAATGTTGACAATATTAGTGATCTGAATAAGCCTATCTCAACAGCAACTCAGACGGCATTGAATCTAAAAGCTAACTTAGCTTCACCTACGTTCACAGGAACTGTAGGCGGGATTACAGCTAGTATGGTCGGTCTTGGTAATGTCAATAACACAGCAGACACAGCAAAACCAATTTCAACAGCAACTCAAAGTGCATTAGACCTTAAGGCTCCTTTAGCCTCACCAACCTTTACAGGAACAGTGAATGGTATTTCTGCTGCCATGGTTGGGCTAGGTAACGTAAATAATACGAGTGATGCTAACAAACCAGTAAGTTCAGCTACCCAAACAGCTTTGAACCTTAAGGCTGATTTGACAACACTGGCTAACTATCGATTACTTACAAACAACGCATTTACTGGAACATCTGCTGCCACTGCATTTCCGACATCTATAGGGCAACTGGCACCAACCACCAGCACCTCAATGACATGGACACCTCTAACAGCCTCACAAGCTGTAGTTCCTGCCATGCTAACGACGGTTAATATTAATACAGCAACAGCTAACACTGTGACTAACAGTCATGGTATTGGTGAGCTTGTTATCACAACTGTTCAAGGTGGTGGGTATTGTGACCTGTCTTTTGCAAAAGAATATCGTTTTGCAATGCAGAATGCTAGTACAGCGGGTCAGTTCATTGGCACTAAATATGTATTTGAACCAGATAGCACGAACAGTGGTACGCTAAATACTTTTATCACTGAACAGTTTGATAATATGACAACAAGCGTTACGTGGATTAGTAATTTCCAACGTAACTTCCTTGATCCTCGTATGGTTACATATCATGCTGGCGGACAAGTAGCATTTGCTCAAATTATTACTGGTAATTACACGTTCACAGATAAAGACTCTGGTAAGACATTTGTCTATAATTCAGCATCTCTTGGGACGATGACATTTGGTGCTGGCATTACCAATGGTTTTAAAGTTACCATTAAGCATGGTTTAGGTGGTGCTGGTGTAACACTTGTTTCCTCATCAAGAACAATAGTAAACAACGCAACCCGTGTTGCTTCTTTGTTTGCACTTGATGAAGTCACTGTTGAGGCTTTAGATCCAGGTGGATTCTTAACTTTAAACTGGAAAGATCCCCTTCCAACTTATTCTGTTAATAATACAACCTCTATCATCAGAAACGTAACTACCAACAGTTCTGTATCAGATCTTACTGTAAACCTTGAAGCCAATTCTGTTTATGAAGTAAGTTTTAATTGTGCCTATACTACGACAGCAACTGCACAAAGTCTGAAACTTGGATATGCGAGTACAGCAACAGGGGCTACTTTTCTATTTGATGCTGGTGTTCAAATAACTAACGTTGCAGGTACAGCTTCTACAGTGTTAGGCCCACTTAATACTACAGCAGCAACAATTGCAGGGACAGCTTCTGTTGCAAGTGTTGAGCAGAATGCTTTCATACGCGGTAAGATAATCACATCTTCAACTGCTGGTAACTTTGCTATTCAAGTAGGGGCAATCTCTACAGCTACCACGCTGACAATAGCAATTGGCAGGGCACCACTCTTAATCAAGAAGATTAAGTAAATATCCTTAATTATATTTTATAGTATAAATAGGCAAAAGGATTTAGTAGTGTTTTAGAATACCTTCCAAAAGAGGGTATTCTCTAAAGATTACTTATAGAGTCTAGACGACTCTTTTTCAAAGCAGACGAGGCTGCCTAACTAAAAGCCTGTGTTGTCTGTCTACAGGCTATAATCCCTCAGAACAAGACAATCCCTAATAAAAATAAAATAGGATTGTTAAAGTGGCTAATACTTTACCCGATTTACAATTGGCGGCTGGTGTATGGACAGAAGTCTATTCCGCTACAGGCATCACATCAGGTCAACCCCTTATTATCCAAAACAAAATTACAGCACCATTTCTTATTCAAGTTAGAGCAACCACTCCAGTCACAACCACAGATGGTTATTCAGTTGCTTCTAATGCAACAGTTTATCTAGACGGAAGCTTAACTGGCGTTTGGATTCGTTGTACATCAGCTGGCCGTGTCGTCATTATGATAAATGATGGTGACGAATAATGTCTATTGGACCACAAAGACCATTAAAATCATCCAGTGGTACAACTGATCCAAGGTTAGATAATCTTCTGTCTGAAATGCCTGTTAATGAACTATTCTATAAAAATAGTTCTGATCAAATGACGGGTAGTGGATTTGTTGTCCCTGATATGAAGTTACCATCTGTACTGATAGGTACAGATTCATCTTCCAATTTCAAACCTTTTACCTTCAGCCCACTAGCACAACAAATTATTGCCTCTAATTCTGAACAAATGATTAGAGGGATGCTCGGTATTGAGATTCCTGAGAACGTTTCTCAGCTTACAAATGACGTAGGCTATATAACACTTTCTCAGATTCCTTCTCAGACCCCTCAAGTCAATACAGATTGGAACTCAACTGGTGGTGTTTCTCAGCTTCTAAACAAGCCTACACTGTTTTCTGGAGCATACTCTGACCTAACAGGTAAACCTGTTCTATTTAGTGGAAACTATGCCGACTTATCTGGAAAGCCTTCGTTATTTGATGGTACATATACAAGCTTGACAGGTAAGCCGACAAGCTTTGTTCCATCAGCACATACACATATTATCTCAGATGTAACTGGCTTACAAACCACTCTAGATAATAAGGTGGGTGTTGGTTCTAGTATTCCGTACAGTGTTTTGACAGGAGCTCCTATAATTCCTGCTGCACAGATCCAGAGTGATTGGAACCAGAGTAATACATCCGCTTTAGATTTTATTAAGAACAAGCCGAATATACCATCTGTTAATTATCCGGTTACTTCGGTTAATACTAAGACTGGTGCGGTAATTCTTACCAACACTGATGTCGGGGCAGCATCTACAGTCCACACACATTCAATTTCAGATGTGACCGGACTTCAAGCTAGTCTAGACAGCAAGGCCACAGCATCCTCTCTATCAGGGTATGTAACTGCCTCATCTTTGTCAACGACATTGACGGGGTATGCCACATCAAGTTCTCTTACATCTGCCTTGGCTGGCAAATATAATACACCTACAGGTACAACGACTCAGTACGTACGTGGTGATGGTACATTAGCAACATTCCCTACGATTCCTACAGTACCAACTAATGTAAGCGCTTTTACAAACGACAGTGGCTATCTCACAAGTGCCGTCTTGGCGGGTTATCGTAAAGTTGAAACATTCCTGGGTACAAGTGATGCAAGTGGTAATGTTACAATCACCTTTGCGAATACTTACGCAACACCACCTGATGTACAGCCTCAAATAATTGGTGGTACTTTTAATCAATCTGTCAGGGTTGTATCAGTATCTACTACAGGGTGTGTTGTACAGGCTGCTCAGCGTAATCTTGTAACTCTTCTAAGTATAGAAGTATTACTTGGCGCAACAGTTAATCTTGTTGGTGCTTCTATTACCGTTCAGGTTACATCTAGAAGTTAGTTTACAAAACCATCTTGAAATACAGATGGTTTCAATAAGTTAATTTGAAAATAGTTAAAATAAATCAGACAAGCACTTGACAAACAGCATACCTATCGTGTAATATCTCTTTTATGAATTGAAGACAAACGGAGAGATATATGAATAAGTATAATATCGAGCTTAAGGCAACTGACCGTGGTGGTATGCTGTTTCTAAATCAAGTTGTACGATTTGCTAATATGGGCGGAAAGTTGGATGCTAATTATCCTAATAAAAATACTTTCCCAAATAAAGTGATGATGCTTGTAGAAACTGAAGAATTCCTTGAAGACGATATGGCTAACGGCATGCGTGTTTGGCCTATTGAGATTCAGTATGGTAAAGAATATCTTGAAACATTGACTATTCAAGAACTGCGACCAATAGTTAAAGAACGTGGTGTGACAGGTCGGGATTGTCAACAGATGATTCGAGAGTATTTGGAAACGTTTAAGAAAGTTCAGGAGACAGAATAAAACTTCTGACGCAATGGAGTTTAAATGTCAGATTATAATTTTGAGCCTGCAAGTTTAAAGCAAAGTTGGTTTCTCTCAAGTGATGCAAACATCATTGTATATGGTGGAGCTATGGGAGGGGGCAAGACCTATTGTGGATTGCTTAGGCACTTACGATGGATAGATGACCCCCATTACCGGGGCTATGTTGTTCGTAAACAGCAAACAAGTGTTATGGCTACTGGTGGTATTTTTGACGAAGCTTACGGTTTATATAAAGCTTTTGATGAAAATGTCAAACCAAATAAAAAAGCCATGACGTTCACATTCCCATCCGGCGCAGTAGTGGCTATGGGTCATTGTGAAACCAATGAAGACGCTGAAAAATGGCGTGGTAGGCAAGTCTCAGCTTGTATGGTAGATGAGGCTACCCAACTTCTAGAAGACCATGTTCTGGTTATTCTTTCTCGTCTTAGGTCTAAAGCTAAGATGATACCTAACCTCTTCCTAACTTGCAACCCATCCCCAGACAGCTTCATTCGCCGTTGGATCGATTGGTGGTTAATCCCCAAGGGTGAAGAGAATGCTGGTCGAGCTGACCCTAAGAAAGATGGTAAGATTCGTTGGTTTATTCGCCAAAATAACGAAATGATATGGGCTGATACTAAACAAGAACTTCTTGATACTTATGGTAGTCATGTTCTCCCATTATCCTTGCAGTTCATATCCGCAACAATCTATGACAATCCGCCGCTTATTAAATCCAACCCAGGATATTTAGCAAACCTACAAGGTCTTAAACGCGTAAAACAAGAGCGCGATCTTTACGGTAATTGGGATATTAGAGAAGAGGCTTCTGGATACTTTAAACTAGATTGGCTAGGTGAGCCCATCAACCCATATGACATGGATATTGTTAAAAGGGTAAGGGCGTGGGATCTGGCCGGATCGCTTCCGAGCGAGGTTTTACCAAACCCTGATTGGACTGCTGGAGTTTTGATGGCTAAGACCAGAAGCGGTTTGTACATCATAGAAGATGTTATAAGGTTTCGTGGTCGTTATGGTGAAGTGATCCAAAAGATTATTGAGACCGCAAAGTCTGATCCAGAAGAGACTCAAATAGTGCTGCCACAAGAACCAGGGCAAGCCGGGAAGTCAGCCGGGTTGATGATGGTAAAAGCTCTTATTGAAGAAGGTTTTAGTGCAAAACTTAAATCTTCTAATAAGTCTAAGATAACAAGATTTATGCCGGTGGCCTCAGCTGCCGAGGCTGGTCTAGTACGCTACGCATTTGGTTCTTGGAACGATACTTACTTTTCTGAAATGGAAGCTTTTAATGGTGATAGGGCTAACAAGGACGATCAGGTAGATGCTACAAGTGATGCTTTCATCACATTAGCAGAACGCCGTGATATTCCCTCTTTTGCTGTCCCGATCAATACTAAGTCAAACGAATTCAGACTTTAAACAAATATAAGGAGGCATAAACGGATGCCTATTGGTGATGCCTATGGCACGAGTTAAGAAAGCTGCTGAAAGCCTAGACCTCACTCAAGGATCTGAAAGTGTTCCTCGTATCCCTTACAGTGAGACAGGTGCAATTGGCCTTAAGCAAATTAATGGTCAAGTACTTGAAGAGTCTCGTAGAGAACTACAGTACCCTCAAGCTGCAAGAACATTTAAAACAATGAGTCGTGATGCCACAATCGCATCTGGGTTAGATTTGTTTCAAATGATGATGAGTCGAGTTAAGTGGGGGGTCCATATTCCACAAGACTCCTCTGAAGATATTAAAAAGAAAGCTTTATACCTTAAGCAAATCCAAGAAGATATGGAACATTCTTGGTACGCATTTATGAAAGAGGCTGTCAGCTTCTATACATATGGCTTTGCTCCTCATGAAATTGTACTACGTAAGAGATTAAAATCTAACGGGAGTAAGTACGATGATGGTTTGGTTGGTATTCGTAAGCTTCCTATTAGATCACAAGATACAATTTCTCGTGCTAAATTCTCAGAAGATGGAAGAGAGTTCTTAGGGTTTTATCAAGACCCTAAAGGAATCTTAGATTTCTATGGTGGTTTTAATGGTGGCAAAGCTTCAAGTATGGACGAGGTTTTCATTCGTAAAGGTAAGCTTTTAAACTTCACCTGCGACTCAAGCCGTGGTAATCCCTTCGGGACAAGCCCACTTCTTAAGTGTTATTACGCATGGAAGTATCGGACTAAGATAGAAGAACATGAAGCAGTAAGTCTATCTCGTGATTTGAATGGTATCCCTCGTTTTAAGATTCCTTCTGAGTATCTTTCGGAAGGTGCTAGTGACGATAAGAAAGCTGCTGCTGCTGCTTACATGCAAATTGGCAGAAACATTCAAGCTAACGAACAAGCGTCGGTTGTTGTTCCAAGTGACCGCGATGATAAAGGCAATTTGATTTTTGAGTTTGACCTTGTTACTTCTAGCGGATCAAATCGCTTTGACACCAACAGCATTATTGGACGCTATAACAGTATTATTCTTCAATCCCTTTGGGCAGACATCCTTCAAATGGGACAAAGCTCAGTAGGCTCCTTCAGCCTGTCAGATACTAAGCGTGGCTTGGTTATTATGGCTGTTGAAGACAAGCTTATGGGAATGCAAGAGACCCTCAAGGAACTAAGAGACCTGCTATTCAAACAGAATGGCTGGAGTTTGGAGGGCGACCTTCCTTATTGGGAATATGAAGAGGTTCAGGAAACTGATCTTGATATTCTGTCTAAAGCTATCCAGCGGTATGCTGCTACGGGTGCTATTGAGCTGGACCGTGAAGTTCTGAACATCACCCGCCAATCTGTTGGTGCTAAGCCTCATGCTATTGATGAAGAGCCTTTAAAAGACTATCTACCAGAAAGCACATCTAATAGTGGCGCAGGAATGGCAGAAGGTCTTAATAGTGGAACTGGCAGTGCTTCAGGATCTTCTGGTGATAGCTCAACAGCAAATACTGAGAATAAATCACTACACAAATCTCTAGATGAAGATTTCGTTGTAGTTGAAGTTAATGGTAAACAATTTAAATTTATGAAAGAAGATGCTAAGGAGTTTCAATGAGTGAATCGAAATCCGAAAAGCTTTATGAAATCCTAGAGAAATTCTTTGGTGGATCTAAGGCTGATAAAGATATTGAAATGGAAGTAACTAAATCCATTGATGTTGAAGAACGTCGAGCTTTGTTTGTAGTACTTGAACCTGAAACAGTTGATCTTCACGGAGACATCTATTCTGCTGAAGAAGTTGAAAAGGCTTGTATTAATTTCAACACGCATTGTAATAAGGCTAATCTCTTCCATCAAGTTCAGATTGAAACAGCTAAGATTGAACAATCATTTATTTCACCCTCTGACTTTATGTTGGATGATGGACGAATGATTAAGAAAGGTACTTGGCTCCAATGGTTTCACTTTCCAGAAGGAAACGATGAATCAGACAAGCTTTGGAAACAAGTTAAATCAGGCGATATTTGCGGAGTTAGTATTGGCTGCCGCGCTTCTGTGGAAGAACTATAATGACAGAACAAGCACGTAAGCGGCTATCTAACTTTAATTTTGAAGGGACAGGTAGTCACGTAGCCTTGGTTGGTAAACATCAAGGCGGTCCAGCTAACGGCGTAACTACTTTGCTGACCAAAGCCACCAAAAGTATTACAGAAGATCAAGTAGAAAAAGCTACAATGGTTCAAGTTGAAATGAACATTGTTGACTTCCTAACCACTTTCTTTTGTATGTGGTATGACGATGCAATTGTTCTTGCCCGTATTATGGGTATGGATGTTGAGTCTGAAGAAGATCCTGAAGAGTATAAAGATTGGTATCAAGAGTGGCTTGATGAGCGCGTTGAAGCCGTAACTCTAATGAAGTCCTTGGTTATGGATAAGAGTGAAGCCGAGGTACATAAAGCTATCGCTAACCTTAAACCTGAAGAATTGCTCCTACTTCTTGAAACACAGAAGAAGTTCGAACAAGCATTGTCCTCGAAAGAGGGCGTAACTGTATCACCCGATACAACCTCTCCCTCTGTGGAAAAGACCAAAAATAAAGGTAAACAAATGTCTGAGTTCGTAACTAAAGCAGTTCACGAAGAACAGATTAGCAAAGCAGTTGAAGAAGCTGTTGCTAAAGCTGTTAAAGAACAAGAAGAAAAACTAGTAGCCAAACAAGCTGAACTTGATGGTCTTCTGGAAGTTGTTAAAGGCTTTGAAGCCAAAGAAAAAGAATCTGTAGAAAAAGGCCGTAAAGCCGTCCTAAAAGAAGCAGGTATTGCCGAAGATCAGGTAGAAGTTCTCTACAAATCAACCGAGGCACTAGGCGCTGAAGCTTTTGAAACTATCGTTAAAGCAATGGCTAAAGACAAAAAAGCTGTTGAAGAATCTGATATGTTCAAAGAAAAAGGCGTTTCAGGCGAGACTAATACTCAAGTCGAAGAAGACGGCGTAGCCGCTCTGACTAAATCCTATCAAGAAAAGTTCAATAATAAGGAAGGTAAATAATGCCTCTTACTGATTTTAACATCCGCACCCTTGGTGATCTGGTTGTACGTGAATTCTCCCCTGCTGATGGCTACTGCCGTGAAGAAGTAACTCTTCCTGCTGGCACCTATCCTCTGGGTACTTTGGTTGTTGGTACTGCCCTGAGTGCTACCTTCGCTAAATATGTTGCAGGCGCGGCTGTTCCAGCCGGTTCTGTATTGGCTATCGTACTTGGCGACCACTATGACGTGCGTCCTACCTTTACCCTTACTGCTAACGCATTGGGCTTGGTTATGTGGCGTGGTCCCGCTCAAGTGAGCGATTTCCTACTCAAATCTGTGAACGGTATTAGTACTGCTCAGATGGCTATCGTAACTACTCAACTCAATGCTCAAGGTATTGATGTTTTGGTAGCTGTTTAATAATTATCTAAGGAAAAATATAATGTCTGAGCAATTCCTGAGCAAAGCTCTTGCTTTCGATCCGGCTAACGCCAACCTTCGTATCGAAATCACACAACCAATTAACGTAATCCCTAACCGCTTCTTTCTTATGGACCAACTTGGCCTGTTCGAAGATGTATTCCTGACCCAGAAACATGCTCTGGTTCCAGTATACACTGAAGTACTTAGTGGTGCTCTACAAGACTACAACTGGGGTGAAAAGTCACAAACTCTGACCCCAGATAACAAACAATACCTTCGTATTGATGTTCCACACTTCCCAGCTTCTTATGCAATCACTCCACAAGATGTTGAAGGTATTGCTGCATGGGCTCAAGTGTACCAAGGCAATGATCTGGAAACTATCGAAGCAGTACGCCAACGTAAACTTGCTAAAGCCCGTAAGGCTCACGCATGGGTTCGTGAAGTGTCCCGTTTCAACCTGATCACCACTGGTGGTGTGTATGCACCTCGTGGCACAGTGACCCAGAACTTCTATCAGCAGTTCGGTGTTTCTCGTACTCAGATCGTAACTGATCTTGTTGCATCCACCACTCCTGATGCTATGATTAACAACGTTGTCGCTGCTCTGCAAGACAATCTGCAATCTGGCGAAGTTGTTAACCGTTTCATTGCTCTGTGCTCACCTACTTATTTCCAAGCACTGATCAACAATCCTTATATCACTGATATTCTGAAAGCTCAACTTGCTGGTGGTACTTCCAACCTGCTGTTGAACCGTCAAGTTGGTGGTCTGGTTCCTGGTGACCAAGGTGTTCTGTATCGTAGCTTCGAATACCAAGGTGTAACCTTCTACGAAGTTCGTCCACAAGCCGGTACTACCTTCATCCCAGAAGGCCAAGCTTACTTCCTGCCACTGGGTGTACAAGACCTGTTCACAACTTACTACGCTACCCCTAATAAGTTTAGCACTGTAAACACTGTTGCACAGGCTTCTTATGCTTGGGAATTCCGTGACCCTAAAGACGAAATTATCGAAATCGAGACTGAAAGTAACCTCTTGAACTTCGTATCTCGTCCACAAGAAATCGTAGTTGCTTACCTGCCAACAGGTACTGTACCAGTTCAACCTTATACTCCATAAGAGTTAGGTTAACTTTATGAGGGGAGAAATCCCCTCTGTACTTTATTAAAGAAGGAATAAAAAATGGCTCTGGAATTAAAACCCGACTATCAGCGTGGTGGTTTTTGGTTTGCTTTGCGTAAACTGCTTGTGGACATTGGTACAGGTCAGGCAACTAAACCTGCCAACGTAGCTCCACTTGCTGGTGGCGCAGACTTGCCAACGACTGTTGCAAAAGTTAATGAACTAATCGCTGCACTTAAAGTTTAAGGAAACCAACTATGCCTTTCACGGGGGATCCAACAACAAATCTAATAGATCGTGTAAGGTTACTAGTTGGCGATGTATTTTCTGACTTTGAAATCTTGGACGACAGTACTTATCAATATTACCTAGATAAGTATGAAGGTGATGAGATGCTAGCAGCTATCGCAGCTGCTAAAGTCATTAAGTTTCAAATTGCTAAATCCCCTACAAGAGAGAAGGCGGGTCACTACGAAGTTTGGAGTGATTTTGCTAAACTTTACTCAGCAGCTTTAGATGATCTGATTGATAAAGGTGAAAGTTCTCTCTATGTAGGTATGCCATATGCTGGTGGTATTTCTAGATCAGATATGTGGAAGAATAATATAAACAGAGACAACGTAAGACTTTGTTTACCAAGAATTGCAGGATGCCCTTATAATCATTATCTGTGGAATAATGAAGGATATGATTTCTACATAAACTCTTTCTATGAAAGAGGTCAGTGGTTATGACAATAGCAGATTTTTCTTTAGTTAGAAAAACACATGTAAGCATTGTACGTCATTCTGAAGGATCATATGTAAAAGGTCGTTGGGTAGAGGGAGATGAAGTAGCTGTAACAATACAAGCTAACGTTCACCCTTTTTCGGATTACCAAGTGTACCTTCTACCAGAAGCTGATAGAACTAAAAGTTGGATGTGGTTGTTTACAGCTGATTTAGTTAGATCTAAGAAGGAAGGTACTGAAGGGTATGGTGCAGATAGGTTTCTTTGGGATGGTGATTGGTACGAAGTTATGAAAACTCAAAAGTTTTCAATGGGCGTCCGGGATCACTATGAGGCCAAATGTGCCCGCGTGGAATTGACACCAAACTAAGGAGTATCTATGGCGTTTACATTAAAAGTAGATACTTCTGTATGGGATAAGATGAAAAAGGATCTTCTCAAAGCTTCTGGTCAAGAGGTTCAGGTTGGAATTGTAGAGCCTGTAAATTATGGTTCTGATAATGATAACTTAGCTGTAGCACAAGTGTGGCAGTGGCAAGAAGAAGGATTACCAGCTAAGAATATCCCCACCCGCCCAGCTATTCGTGTTGGGTTTATGGCACCTATAAAGAAAGGGTCTTATGACAAACTCTTTGTAGATAGTATGCAGAGAATTGCCGAAGGAAAGTCTACCTTTAAACAAGAGTATACAAGGATTGGTGTACAGGCCAAGGCTGATCTTAAGAAAGCTGTTGCTGACTGGGATACACCGCCTAACTCTCCGTTTACTGTTGCTGAAAAAGGATTTAATGATCCTCTGAGAGATTCTGATACGCTGTACAACTCTATTGAGTTTAAAGTAGATAATAAAGGAAGTAATTGATGGCTATATTTACAGACTTGAAACAAGCCATCCGCACAAGTGCTATTGCAGCTTTGTCAGAGTTTACTAATCCGATGGTTATTTTCAGTCATGAGAATGGACCAGAACCCTCTGTTAGTTATGTTGTGATCAATGTTTTGAATGATGAGCAACAAGGACATCATAGCACATCAACTTTAGTTAATACTGATGAAACACTAACATTTCAAGTTGCATATGAAATAATGTGTCAGTTTAGTTTTATCGGTAACTTGAGTGGTGAGATGTCACAAAGCTTTAACAACAATGTCAATAACAATCCCCTTACACGGTTGGAATTGAACAGAAACAGATTAGGTTTTATGAGGAAGAGTCAGATTCGTAGGGCACCTCAAAAACCAGATACAAAGTGGGTTGAATACCATAACATGGACGTGACTTTTAGCTATATTGTTGTTACAAACCAACTTATTGACTCTGTTGATGGTGTAGTCATTGCTGACGAAACTTCAGAGATTCCAGTAATTATAAAAATTCCAGAAAGTATTATTTACCCGTAGCAATCGCTACATAATTAAGGATCATAATAAAATATGAGTGATTTAGATGATGTAGTTAGGGTAGTTATTACCGATCAGACTACTGCAATCGCTACGGCTTCTTTTGCAATTCCCCTCATTCTTGCCACCTTCACTAATTTTGCTGAACGTGCTCGTACGTACTTGACTATCAATGAAGTAGGCGCTGATTTTCCCACTACTAGCAATGTCTATAAAATGGCTAGTAAAGCGTTCGGTCAAGACTCTGTAATCGGTGCTCCAATTCCTTCTTTAGTTATTGGTCGTCGTCAAGTAAATAGCGTTACTGGTACAGTAACTGTTGCTAACTCAACAGTATATTCCATTAGCATTAATGGGACTACCTACACCTTTACTTCTGATGCTTCTGCAACTGCTATTGAAATTGTTGCAGGTCTCGATACTGCTGTTGGTTCTCCTACAGGTATTAGTTTTACCGATAACTTGGATGGGACTTTCACAGTAGCTCCAACTACGCCTGGTAGTGCTTGGAGTCTGACAAGTTCGTCTAATGTGACACTAACCAATGCTACCCCAACTGAAACTTGGCCGGATGCGCTGTTGGCAGTTGATGCTGAAAATGACGTATGGTATGAGCTTCTCGCTGAAACACAGGTTGTAGCTGAACAAGAGGCTTTGTCTGATACTATTCAAGCCATGGATAAGATCTATGGTCTTTCCTCTGCTGATGTAGTAGCGCCGACTGCCGGTGTTACAGACATTGGTTACAAACTTAATGCTAAGTCCGCTGGTCGGACTTTCGGTGCTTGGTCTGCAACTGCTGCAACCGAGTTTCCAGAAGCGGCATGGTCCGGTAGTCAATTGGCTGTAACTCCTGGCTCAAACGATTGGGACTTTAAGCGTGCTGCCGGTGTTACTCGAAGTATCTTGAGCCCTAGCCAGATTGTTAACTTGCGTGCTAAATCATGGAACTTTTTCCGCCGTAAAGGTGGTGTTGATGTATTCCAAGACGGTAACATGTTTGACGGAAAACCTATTGATATTCAGATTTCTAAAGATTGGCTAAAAGCCAGACTTCAGGAAGGTATTTATTTCCGTATCATTAACAGCCTTAAAATTCCTATGACTGATCCAGGCCTTTTGATTGTAGAGAACGAAATTCGTTCTGTGCTATCTCTGGCTGAAAACAATGGCATGATTGATTCTGGCTGGACTGTGCAAACTCCTCCTGTGCTGTCAATCAGCCCAACACTACGTGCTCAACGTGCTGCTGGTGTATTTGTCATTAGAGCACGTCTTGCTGGTGCGATTAGATCTGTGGACATTCAGTTCTACCTTAGTGTATAAAATGCCTTGTGTTAAAACCTCTCATGTGGTAAAATCAATATTTATTTACTGGGAGGTTTTAATGCGTAAATTTTACTTATACAAGATTACTAATAAAATAAATCAGAAAGTTTATATTGGTATGACGTGTAGACCAGACACAAGATTTAAAGAGCATTGCAGTCCGTACTCAACTTGCACGAAACTTAGAAACTCTATCCAAAAATACCGTTCGGAGAATTTTGAGTATGTTATATTGTGTGTAGGAGAAGAGTCTTATATCCTTGATCTAGAAGAGAAGGCTATTGTTGCATACAACTCTATAGAAGAGGGTTACAACCTGATTTTGGGAAACCCTAAAACTGGAGCAATACTTTTGTCGAATGAGATGAAAGTTAAAATTTCAGAAGGGCTTAACAAATACCATTCGGAGAACGTGGCTTGGAATAAGGGAATAGTGATTGGTCGAAGAAAAGAATATGACCCGCACTATGTATCTGGCTTCTGGTTTCCTCATCTAGAAGATGCTTCCATTGCGTTATCTGTAAATATAACGCAACTTCACAAGTGGCGTAGAGACGGTAACTTAGGACATACACAACGTACCTTTAAACCGCGTAAAGATTCCATTGAAATACCAACATATGTTGCAGGATTTTGGTTTGATACATTGACTAGAGCCGCTAATTATTTAGGTCAAAAGAAAAGTGCTTTATATAAAAGAATTAGGGATGGTTTTATAGAGCAATGTGGGAGACCTAAGGGTCAAAAAGGTGAAGAAAATCATATGTTCGGAAGGACTGGATTTGCCCATCACAGGTCTAAACCTGTAGAAATAAACGGTGTTGTCTACGGCTCTATCTTAGAAGCGGCTAGAAATACTGAGTTTACTAAGAAGATGATTTATAACCGTCTCAAGAATAATACACCCGGTTTTAGCTGGGCAACACAGGAAAATTAACAATGGCTTCAAATTATATTGGTAACTACTCCCCTGACGATTTTACAATTGTTATTTCGAAAGGTGACTTTGTACACACTGTAAGCGGTTTTGCAGACGGTACTTTCGTTTCAATGAACCGCTTGGTTCCAAGTTCTACCCCCTATCAGGGTGTTGGCACTTCTAATTCATTCGGTCGAGTTAAGCGTAAAGTAACTGGTATGACTGTTGATGTTACTTTGCATCAATATTCACCATCAAACACTGTTTTGCAACAACTTCAAATTGCTGATGCTCAAACCACAGATAATACATGGGTTTTTTCTGTAACCATCAAAGATTTGAGTGGTCAGACTGTTGTTTCTTCTAACAGCGCTATCATCGCTGCACCACCTGCTGTAGAGTTTAGTTCAGAAACTTCTACCCGTGATTGGCAGATCTATCTGTTTGGTAGCGACTTGTTTATTGGTGGTAATATCCCTCTGGCTCCTGCTGAAGTGGCTGCTGTTGAGGCTGCTGGTGGTACGGTTGAGAGTCGCTGGCGGTTGAATCCTTAATGCCTAATAGGGGCTGAAAGGCCCCTTGTACTTAAGGAATAATAATGACATTAGCAAATTACTCTCCAGAAGCTGTCAATTGTCTTGCTTTCGGTATACCTTTAGATGGATTCGCTGATGGAACTTTTATCAGCATAAGCAAAGATAAAGTAGCCTACGGTTCCACAGAAACAACAGATGGGCAAGTTGCTAGGATATATACTAATAGTCAAACCTACACGATTTCACTAACTTTCCATCGTGGCTCCACGTCTAATGATATTCTAACTAAGCTTTGGCAACTAGATGAGTTATCTCAGGTTGGTAAATTTCCTCTGTTTATTAAGGATTTATCAGGGACTGACCTTTTCTTCTCTACCAGCACTTGGATTGAGGGTGTGCCTAATATGATTCAAAGTACAAACTTTGACACTCGTACTTGGATACTGAAATCCTCCCAAGCTGTTATAAATATTGGTAGTAACCAAGACGCTAGTGGTATTCTACAAGAACTTATCAACCTTGCATCAGGTGCTGCTTCTATTATTGAGGGTGTACTCTGATGACTAATGGTTTTACGGTCCAAACTTATAACCCTAAAGATGTGGTTCTTACTATTGGTGGTTATCAATTAACTGGCTGGCAAAGTGTTACTATCTCAAGAACAGTTAAAGGATTTGCTGTAGTTAGGGGTATTAGGGGCAAGAATACTCGTGTAAGGAATGTAGATACTTCAGCGACACTCACAATATCTCTGCTTCAAAGCTCTCAAGGAAATGATGTACTTTCATATATTCATGAATTAGATTTAGATGAGGGTACTGCTAGAATTTCTTTGATGTTAAAAGATAGATCTGGGCGAAGTGTATTTTCTTCCAATGAAGCTTTTATTACAGGGTATCCAACAGCAACATTCTCAGGTCAGTTTGAATACCGGAATTGGGAATTCTTTGCACAAACTACTGACACATACACTGTCGGGGGAAATGCTAAACCAGCAACTGACCTATTAGACAGGGCACTGAGTGAGGCTGGCAATTTCATAGATAATATTTTTTAGTTTAATTCTGAGATAAAATAAATGGCAGCTCCACAATTTCAAGTATTGGAACAAACAACTATTACAGTTGATGATGTAGACTATTTGGTTAGTGCTATGCCAGCAACTAAAGGCTTGATGTTTATTGAAAAGCATCAAGCAGCAATTGATGAAGGTAAGGCAGACCTTAGCCAGATGAAACAAATCATCTGTAACTATGTCTCTAAAGACAACATGCAAATTACTGAGAAAAGCTTTGATGTATTCTTTTCTCGTAAGTATGCCCACCTCAACAAACTGTATAAAGAGGTGCTGAATTTCAACTTCGAAGAACTTTTTCAGGCACCCGATACAGAAGAGTAATTGATACATCTGTATCGGGAAAAGCACCACCAACGACTTTAGAAAAAGAAATTGATTTGACGTTCTCTCAGCCTTGGAGCATTTATAGGATTGCGATGCATGAGAAAGGTGGTCTTGGGTTAGCTGCTGAAATGGAGTGGAAATACTCTACAAGACAGATGCTAAAACAGCTGGAGATTCTTGATGTGTATGATTCTTTAAATCAACAAGCCATAAATAAAGCAAAGGCTGAAAAGAATAAACCCAAATGACGGAGTAATGAACATTGCAGATTAGTAAGTACTTTGCCAGCATGGGGATTGAGCTTGATAAATCTTCCGTTAAGAAAGTTGACAAGGCCCTTGATCATGTTGAGAATCGACTAAAGAAGTTAGGTAAGTTTGCAAACACACCAATAACTTTATCACTTGGAAGATTTGATGTAGACCAACGCCGGTTGAATATAGCCTTAGGTAATGCGTTAGATATAGCTTCCTCTAGGCTAGTGTTTGAGATTAGTCGTTTTGATGTGAATCAGCAACATCTTAACAGAGTAATGACTGCGGCCACGATTCAAGCAACCCGTGTTGCTGGTGAAGCTGCCACTATCAGACCAAATGTCAGGACGGGTGTTGGTTCGGGAAGACAGGGACTTGCCGCTGGTGCCGTCGCAGGAGGTGTAGGCGGTCTTCGCGGAATGCCTAATCTATTTGGCCCAGCACTTGCGCTAGGATTAGGGGGCTATGGGCTTGGCGCCCTAAATAAAAGAAACCAAGAGGTTGTTGCAGCTCAATTACAAACTCAGGCTGTGTCTACAGCAAACGGTGGTACTGTTGAAGAAGGTAAGCAGAACTTTGAGTGGCTGCGAAACCAAGCAAATCGCGTAGGCTTCAATTATCTCCAAGCATCGGGGGATTTTAATAATCTAACTGCAAATATTATTGGTGCTGGTGGAACCAATGCTCAAGCTCGGAATATTTTTAAAGGGTTTTCTGAATATGGTAGGGTGCAAAAACTAAGTGCCGAAAGACAGAAGTTAGTGTTCAACGCACTCAGTCAAGTCGCAGGTAAGGATAAACTTCAAGCCGAAGAATTGACGAAACAGCTTGGTAATAGCTTGCCAGGAGCTAAAGATATTTTCGCGCAGGCGTACCAGCAACAGACAGGCGGAAAGCTGACGGGTTCTGAAGCAATAATTGCTCTTGAAGCTGCAATGAAGAAAGGTCTAGTTCGTGGTGATATCCTTAATGTAGCAGCTAACATTGCATCACAAAAAGCAGCTCCGGGAATTGGAGCTGCCTCCGCTGCCTCGCAAGCGGAACAAGCTAAGTACCAAAATACTGTAACTGATCTTGCAGTGATAGCTTCAAACTCAGGTGTAGAAGAAGGTTTTGCCCGTATATTTCGCACACTTTCAGCGGGCTTAAGTGAAAGCAATGGCCTAGTAAGGACTCTTGCTGAGGGCTTCAATGAAGCCACCAAATGGGCCGATGATTTGCTCCTTTTCCCGCAGTCTTTTATTAGGGCGCTAGAGGGTAAAGATAGTGTAGTTTCTGACTGGTTGGGTATTGATAAAACAAAACAACTACAAGAAGATTGGAAAAATATTCAACAAATATTTACAGACATATCTTCTATTAAATTTGACTTCTTACCCACTCTAGAGTCAACCGCCAAAGAAATTGCTTCTATTATGAATGCAATAGCTGAATTTCAAAAGTGGAAAAGTGGGGCTCTTCCTACAGAGCCAACAAACAATAGTGCTACAGAGAAAGCAAGTTTATTTGGGATGGAGTATGCTTCTCCTGCTGCTATCTTTGGCGATATCATCAATAATACTGGTGTTAACTTAAATAAAGCTCGTGAACGAGGTAGGGCTGTCTACGAAGACCCAAACTCTTTGTACTACCATGACGCCGCTGGTTATGATGACCAACAAGCTGAAATGGCTAAAGCTGCTGCTGAAGATAAGGCTATGGGTATTGTTAATAACAACAGTAACGAAATCAATATTGAAGTTAATGTGGACGGGTCAACCCTACAAGGTATGGATGCCAATGCACAAGCACAAGCTATTGGTGAAGCTGTTGCAAACATGTTTGTACAATCATTTGATCAAGTAAATGTTCAATTCCCAGTGAAACAATAAGGAGTCACCTATGAGTTTGGCAATTGGTTGGGGTGACTCCTCGGACGAAGATGGCGGCTTTATATACTGTGACGCTGTGCAAACATATACTCAGAATTATTCTGGCAGTGTTACAAAGCATCCTGTAGATCAAGGCGGAAACATTACGGATCACTTTATCCGTAATAATCCTGTCTTCACAATCAGCGCTGTAATCACAGGAGTGGATATTTCTACAGGAACATACCTAATCCAAGATTTGGAGGGCAATGCTCCTTATAACAGCAACGAAGCCCCTACTGCTGTTAGTGTGAACTCAACAGACCTAAGTGTTCTTAAGAAGTTTATCCCAGACAGTATTGGACAATTTCTGTCTGATAGTACACCAGAGGTTGTGATAGACAGTAGGCGTACTGATTTAATTGAACAGATCAGACAAGCGCTTATTGATCTTACTGCTGGGGTTATCTTCAATGAAAAGTCGGGACAGTTTGACCCAAGTATTCAATTGGTCCGTTTGTTCGAATATGACAACACCCTCCTTCGTAAAGTAATTAATAATCTGGTGATGACTAAAATTACTTTTAAGGAAGATGCAAATACGGGATATGGTTTATATTGTGATATTACATTTGAACAAGTTACTTTTGCTTTCTTGAAGAAAACTGTAATCCCTAAAGATGTACAAAACTCTTTAAAAAAGAAAGTTTCCACTAAAGCATCAAAAGGTAAACAAGATAGCACACCTCAAGATGTTGATGGGGCTAATGCAGGAGATAATGCTCCTAAAGACACAGACCCACTAAGGAAGGCTAGAGAAAATGGCTGATAAGTATGTAACAATGCCTTTATTTCCAGATCCTTACTACACTTATACAATAGCTTTTCAAGGTAACTCTTATATTCTTGAGTTTATTTATAATGAGCGATCTGCTTTATACTTTATAAATTTGTACGATGCTGATAGTAACCCTATTGTGCTAGGAGAAGCTTTAGTCCCGAATTACCCAATCTTATTAGATTATGCCTTCTTCCCCCTTACTGGATTTATTTGGATGGAGGAGAAAGCAGATATTATCAGTGAGCCTTATAAGGTTTACCCTGATTCGATTGATCAATACTATAACTGTTTTTATATATTTTCAGAAGAGTAATATATGGACCTACTACAACGCAACAGGCAGTACCGCTTGATAGTGGGAGATTACGAATCTGGGGAAGCACTAGAAATTATAGATCTTCAAGTTACATTTGATATATCTAAATCTTCAGATAATAAGAAAAAGACAAATAGTGCAGCGATTGAAATTTATAATCTTAGTGATGAGCACATTAAACTTCTCGACACTGATTACCCAGCGGCAGTATTTGAGGCTGGTTATTTAGATACGGGTGGACCACAAAGATTATTTTCTGGGCAAGTTACTCATGTAACAACTCGTAAATCTGGTACGGATCGTATTACGCAAATCACTCTAGGCACAGGTTACGTTGAGTTAAACCATCAAGTTTTATCTGAATTTGTACCTGAAGGTCAATCCCCTAAAGATGCTGCCAATAGGCTTGTTAAAGCGATTGGTGCTGATCGTGGAGTGTTCAACGGAACTAACCTAAACAGTCCCCTCCTCTATGGGTATCCTCTTAGTGGTACTCCGAAAGAGATGCTTAACGAGCTGTGTGAAAAGTATGCTTGTAACTGGCAGCTTGATGATGGTGTTGTGTACATCCATGATAATGACAGAGGCAACACTGAGAATTTTCAACAAGCATATGTACTTTCTAAGTATACCGGTTTGATTGAAACCCCTTACCGCGTCTCTGGTGATAGACAAAGGTCTAAGAAAGATAAAGTTAAGAAGCCTGGTGTTCAAATGAAAATCTTGCTAAATCCCGATATAAGAGCTGGAGATATTATCAGGCTAGAAGATACTTTAATTACGGGGTGGTTCAAAGTTGAGTCTCTTAGGCACACAGGGGGGTGGAGAAGCGCAAGCTGGTACACCGAGATTCGTGCAACGTCACTTGAAAAAGTTATTAAATCTGGAGGTACTTGATGAGTTCGGAAGCAGTGGCAGCAATCCAGTCCTCAATGGTTAGTGCCTTCAGCAGTCAGATGGATAATGTTTTTACAAATATCCCCTGTATTGTTGTCGCTGTCAGAGATGGGTTGAATGGTCAAATGGTTGATATCCAACCTACCATTAACCAAAAGTTTCAAGATGGTACAGTTAAAGAGTATCCAATACTGGCGGGTATACCAGTCTCTTTCCAAGTTTCCAAGAAAGCAGGCTTTACATTCCCAATTGAGATTGGTGATACTGGTATGGCTATCTTCTCTATGCGAAACATGGATGGGTGGAAGGCTGGTAATGGTAGACCATCAATGCCAAGTAATTTTGCTAAGATGGATAAGAGTGACGCTATCTTTCTTCCGGGTATCCAACCTCCCGGAGTTGCTGTGAATAACCCAGCGAAACATATACTGCCTCATGACACTAAGGATACAGTTTTATTTGGAAATCTTGGTGGTGTCGAGGCTGAAGTTAGAATTAAAGTGGATGGGAGTATTGGTATCACCACAAGTAATATGCCCATTGTGATTGAAGGTTCAGATATAACTATCAACGCAGCCTCTAGTATTAGTTGGAATGCCCCTACAGCTACAATAGACATTGGATCAACCACATGGATTGGTTCGATAATTCATCAAGGGGATTACAGTCAGACTGGTAATTATACTTTGGTCGGGGGTCAGGCTACCTTCAACGGTGTAGTATTCAACACACACCGTCATGCACCCTCTACAGCCCCCCCAAGCAATTAAGGTATACGTTATGGATTTCAGACTAGGTTCAGACCGAGATATCATCTGGCGGAATGGGTCACTGCTCAAACAAGACACAACTCAAACACCAGTGGAAGTTACAGGTCAAAGACTTTTGATCCTTCTCAGAACGTGGATGGGTGAATGGTTTTTGGACACTACATATGGCATACCTTGGGAACAAAGAATACTTGCTAAAAAACAAGTATCCAAGGCATCAGTTGATTTAATACTTCAACAGAAAGTTTTATCTGACCAAGGCGTTAAAGAAATTGTGTCTTGGGAGTCTACTTTTGTTAATAGACACTACGATCTGATTTTTAAAATTAAAGTTGTGGATGGGACAATCTCAGCACCCCTCACTTTAAACCCTATAAATTAAGGAAATAAAATGGCGGGTATTTCTGACCAAGGCTTTACAATTAAAAGAATGACAGAGATACTCTCAGACCTACGCGCTGAAGCTACCTCTTTATTTCAAGATTTAGTTGAACCCGGTGATCAGGTCGACACATCCAATAGCTCAGCATTGGGTAGGCTTGTAGCGCTTGTGAGCCCAAGCTTAGCAGACTTATGGGAAGTAGCACAAGCTGATTACCAAGCATTTGACCCCAATTCTGCAACGGGTATTGCTCTGGATAACCTTGTAGCTCTTGGTGGTATCGCTAGACAAGAGCAGACCTATTCAACAGCACAAGTGATCATCTCAGGGGATAATGGTACTCTGGTGTCATCAGGGCTCACTGTAGGTAGCTCAATTGATAGTAGTCAGTGGACAATTCTGTCTCCTGTAGCTCTTTCTCCTTCTCAAGCGGTCGGTGTTACGGTCACTCCCATAACGGTTTCTAACACCACAGTTTATAGCATAACTTATACATCCATCACTACCGCTAACACGATCAATTTCACAAGTGATGCCTCTGCTACAGCTGCTGAGATTGTTGCTGGGTTGAATGCTGTAATTATTGCAAGCCACCCAAGCCTTGTTAGCAGCATTGAGGGTACGTCTCTTAAAATTAGTCGTGTTGATGAATTCTCTGTTGTAACTTTCACTGTTACCCCTAATATTGGAATTACTAAAGTACAAAAGCTTGGTGAAGTTCAGAGTAGTGTAGTGGGCGAAGTTAACGCCGAAGCTAATACATTGAATGTTATTCTTACTCCCCAGCTTGGTTGGGACAGTGTTACAAACCCCCAAGCTGCAAGTCCTGGTAGAAATCTCGAAACAGATGAGGAGCTTCGCTTAAGGTTTAGAGAGACTAAGTTTGAACGGGCCTCTAATATTCTTGAAGCTTTGTACTCGGCATTGATTAATCTTGAAGGTGTTGAGGAAGTAAGAATCTACGAGAATGATACAGATGTTGTAGATGCTTTTGGTGTTCCTGCACACAGCTTTATGCCCATTGTTCTTGGTGGTGTTAGTATTGATATTGCAAATACCATCTGGGAAAATAAACCAATGGGTATCAGAAGCTACGGTGATACAGTTGTAGTTATCTTCGATACCCAAGGTTTTTCTCATAATATTGGTTTTGAACGGCCTGATCCACTACCTGTTTATATTACGATCAATCTTACTACAGACAGTGAATTTCCAGGAACTGGTGTTGATGATATTAAGTCTGCCTTGATTAGTTATTTTGATAGTAATCTTGGTATTGGTGATGATGTAATTTGGAGTAGGTTGTTCACTCCAATCAATACTGTAAAAGGTCATGAGATTGATAGCTTGTTTATTGGTATATCCGCCAGCCCAACAGGTACTGACAGTATTCCGGTAGCTTTCGATATGATTGCTTCACTGTCTTCAGACAACATTATTATCAATACATAAGGAGTGATATATGGCTATCACGCCTTTTGAAGAAATCGATTATCTTTCTGAAGCTCGTGAACGAGTGACGGAGCAGTTCGTAGGAAAGGAAGTTTTTGATAAATATCTTCAACTCCTTATCAACGCTCAAGTAGAAATACAAAAAGTATTCAAAGATTTGATGCAGCTTAGAAGCCTTGATACTGCTACTGGTGCTCAACTCGATGTGATTGGTAGGATTGTTGGTCAAGAACGTATTTTACTCAATGCTGACTTCTATGATTTCTTTGGGTTTCAGGGAGCTATCAAAGCATCAAGTTTTGGTGAAGTTGGCAACCCATCTGTAGGTGGGATGTTTTACGATTTTGGTAAACCCCTTGGTGGTAATATCGAACTAGATGACGCTACCTACAGACTCTTCATTAAAGCTAAGATCTTTAAAAACACCACGTCATCGACACCAGAAGAATTTCTAGCTGTACTCAACCTTGTTTTCGGGACTGATACAACAGTATTAACGGAAGAGGGAGACGCCTCTATTACTGTATTGTTATCTAGAACCTTAACTGACTTTGAAAGAGCGCTCCTCTTCTACATCAGTAATGAACCGGGTTATCCATCAAGACTTATTCCAAAGACAGTTGGTGTCAGGATAAACTTTGGTGAGTATGATGGAGACAACTTCTTTGGTTTTGATGGAGTACCCGGAGCTAAAGGTTTTGGAGAATTCACAGGCACATATGGGTATGGTCTCGGTTACGGCCTCCATTATGGTGACAGCGATTATGCAACAGTGAGTGGTGGGTACTTTGCCTCACTCTATCAAATTTAAGTAAAGGAAAATATAGACATGGCTGAAATCACCAAGCCGCTAGACATTAACAAAATTTGGGCATCTGCTGGTGATGTCTTGGCTCCCTCTGACTCTAAAGTTGCTACAGGCTGGCAGGTTGAGATTCCACCAAGGCAGTACTTTAATTACATTGACTGGAAACAAGACCAAGCTATTGCCCACATCAATCAGCACGGTATTGCTGTATGGGACAACACCACAGAATACCAGTGGTCCAGTACAGGTACTAAGTCAATTTGCATGGGCTCTGACGGTACTATTTATCGTGCAAAACAAGTAAGCATCAACCAGAACCCTGTTACAGATACGACTGATACTTATTGGGAAATTGCTTTTGCAAACGTTGCAGACTTTTACACACAAACCCAAAGTGATGCGAGATATTTACAAAAATCAGCTAACCTTTCTGATTTAACTAATACTGCAACCGCTCGTACAAACCTGTCTGTATACTCCCAAGCACAAACCTATACCAAAACTGAGGTTGATGGAAAGACTACAGTCGCTTCTACTGCTCAGGCTCAGGCGTTTACAAGTAATACTGTACTGATTAGCCCGCTGAGAATGGCACAAGCTTATCAAGGTTCTAATCAACTGCTGGCTGTCAATGGCTATCAAATAAGTCCCGGTGGACTAATAGAAATGTGGGGGACAACTGCTAACATTGTTCCAGGCGGAAGTTTGGTCGTAACTTTTCCCATGCCTTTTCCTAATAATGTCTTTAACATCCAAACTACTCTTATTTCTACAGCTGCTGCCACAAGTGCAGTTACCATTGGCGTAACACTATTAAATAATAGTAGTATGCGTCTTGATAACAGAAATGCAAGTGGTGTTAACGCTCTAGCTTATTGGTACGCACGAGGTAACTAATAATGGCTCAACAAACCTCCCCATTCTTAGAGGGTAAGTATGGTTGGTCCTATGGTGAAAGTGGTTGGAATGATGGAATGGACGAAAATTTATTAAAGTTTTCTTTCATGTTCGATAGAAATGTTGACTCTATAGTGAGTACGTTACCAGCTGTTGTAAATGGCACAGCCTACTTCAACACAACGGATAATAGACTGTATTTTGCTGTAAACAACACATACTACTCTTCACCAACTCCCAAATGGGCTATTTTCACCATTAGGAGTACAGGTCAAAACTATATTTTTAATGGGGTAGCTGCTTCCACTATTAATACTCCTGCTCAAGTATCTACAAGATTAAATGCAATTGAGTTAACCCTCTCTACTCTTGGCAGTGCTGCGACTAAAAATATATCTGATTTTGCCAGCCCTGCTCAATTAGATGTTGTATCTTCACAAGCTAATACTTATACAGATACGCTGCGGGCGGTCTTGGCATCGCTTTCTACGGATTCGGGAGCTTTTATTGTTGGCAACTCTATTAAAGTTGTTGCTACAGTTGCAGAGTTAAGATCCTTGACTGCACCTACCACCACTAGAACAGTTTATTACCTTCTAGAGCATACTTCTGGTACTGGTAAAGGTAATGGATTTTTAACATGGAAGCCCACAGCAACTAATGTAGACGATAACGGTATATGGTTCAAACCAACAGCGGTAACAGGGGTTGGAAGATTTAACAGGGTAAACACAGAAGCCGAAGTTACTCCGTATATGTTTGGTGGTGTAGGTAATGGTAATACTGCCAATGAGTCTATAGATACCTCAGCTATCCTTGCTGCTGTAGCTACAGGTAAAAATGTTTACATACCTTCTGGGACGTGGATATTTTCTCCTCTAACAACAACTATTGTTTTCCCTTCTCCATATGTCAATGAGGGTAATCGTACCTCAGCTTGTGTTCTTTCAACCGGACAAACAGTGCGTGGAGATGGTGTGTTATCTCAACTAAAATGGGGTACAAGCAAAAGCCCTGTTGGCACACTACCACAATGTTTCTTTAAGATACAAAACGCCACAGATGTGTGCATAAAGGACTTGTTTGCTAGAGATGCCTTTGCACTTCTTATAGTCGATCCGCTCACAGATGGATCAGTTAAGAATGTTGTTGTTGAGAACTGCACGACTGTAAATAACCTGATTGATATTATTGGTGGTAGGCAGCTTGCAATTGACCCAAGCTCCAAATATTCAGAAAACATTAGAGTTATAAATTGCAACTTTAAGGCTCCAGGTGGCAGCCACTCTATCGTATTTACAAATACATATAATGCAGAAGCAATTGGTAATAACTTTAAAGATGTAACTCAGGGAATGTGTATTGACATGTCTCAGGGTACAAGAGGTTGTGTCATTTCATCCAACACAGCAACCAACTGTCAGTATTTCTGTAAAGTAGAGTCTTCAGATGTTTCAGGATCTAATGAGGCATTGTTCTCTTCTTATAAAGTTAGTGTAATTGGTAATGTTGTTGATACTATTTCTCAGAATGGTATACTTCTAAATACCGCAGCTGATAACATTACCGTAACAGGTAACGTACTCTCCAAATTTGTGTTCAATGGTATTCTTATAGGTCAGGCTTACGCGAGTTCAGCAGCAGGTTCTGTTATTATATCGGATAATATTCTGACGGGTATTGCAGGTACATCCAATGGTGGTATTTATGACACCATGACAAATGGTGCATCTCCTCACATATTTTCTGATAATAGTATTATGAATGTGGTACATGGTATTTGGGTAGCACGTAACGGTGTATCAATATCTGGTGGATTCATAAAGGCTGCGACAAATGGCGTGGTGTTGGATACAACAGGCGGTACGGCCAGTTTATCTATTTCCGGGGTAAATATTATTTCAGCAGGTGTTGGTATAAATTTTGCCGGGACGTCAGCAGTTAAAAATATATCTGTAGTTAATAGTCAAATTACTTATAGTTCTTCTGCTTTCTACTGTTCATCCCCTACGAGTATTACAAGGCTTACATTTAATAATAATCGGCTAGATGCAACAGCTCCAATACTTGATGCCGTAGTACTTCCGGCTCCAGTTGCTTGCACTGTAGTAGGAAATATATCGAATGCCAACACCTCAAGTCTTAACTTCTTAACCACATCAACATCAACTACAAATTGCATAGTCACAAACAATATATCCAATAGGCCTATTGTTTTAGGAACCCCGAATGCGGGAACTATTAATACGAATAATATTATCAATGCATCATATAGTGCATAGTTGAATAGTGACAATATATTCTAAAATTGTAGTAATAACATCTTGCTAGTCCGTATAAAGGAATCAATAAAATGTCACAACAAACTTCACCTTTCCTAGAAGGAAAATACGGCTGGGAATATGGAGAGAGTGGTTGGAATACAGGCATGGATGAGAATCTTTTGAAATTCTCTTTTATGTTTGATAGAAATATCGACGGTATCGTAAGTTCTCTCCCTGCTGTTGTAAATGGAACAGCTTATTTTCTGACAACAGACAACAGACTTTATTTTGCTGTCAAAAACACTTGGTACTCTTCCCCTGTACCTAAGTGGTTTGTAGTTACCCTAAGAGCTACTGGTGTCACTTATCAATTCAACGGTACAACCATGGTAGTGGTTGATAACGTATCTCAGATTGATTCAAGACTAGACGCTGTAGAGACTACCATCACAGGTTTAGGCACTGCTGCATTTGAAGATGTTGGGTTCTTTGCATCGCAGTCAGAATTAGATGTCGCAAGTTCTCAATCAGCAGCATATACGGATGCCCTAAGAAATGATTTGGCTGTTACAGGGACTCCAATTATAGCAAAGTCATTTCAAGTTGTGCAAAATGTTGCAGAAGCTATTGCACTGTCTAAAAATAGTCCATCTAAAAACGTATTTATCTTAGGTTACTATTTGGCTGGTGATGGTGGTGGGGGATCTTACACCATAAAAACAACCGGAACTGCAAATGGTGGTACAGTCATTGCGATGACTGATGGCGGGTTCTTGGTTCTGTGCCAACAATCTCCTCCAACCTTAAGACAATTTGGGTGTAAAGGCGATTACAACGGCACAACTGGTACAGACGATACGGCGGGTTATTTGGCTGCTGTAAACACTGGTCTACCTTTTCACGTTCCCTCTGGTAACTTCAAGGTAGCTCCTATTGGACCTACAGTATCTTACCCAGGTGGAAGAGAGCCGAACAGAACGTCAGCAGCAACGCTAGTGACAGGACAGAATGTAACAGGCGAAGGTGCAAGCTCAATCTTGACATGGGGTGGCACAGGAACACCGCAAGCATTTTTCAGAGTTATTAACGGTAAGAATATCACGGTTTCAGGAATTTCATTTGTAAATGGGTATTCAGCAATAATCGTTGATGCTTCCTCAGATGGTTCCGTAGATAACGTCGGTCTAAAAGATTGTATCTTGACTGGGCAACTTATAGGATTCTTGGGGGGTAGACAATACGCACTAGATCCAACTGGCTCCAAAACATCGTACAACTTATGGATGGAAGGTTGTGATGTTAGAAGCACAGTAGTTCATGGAATGGTCGCAACAAACTGTTATAGACCGAGAGCTATTAATAACAATTTCCAAAACCTTGGAGGTGGTTTTTGCATTGACTTTTCGCAAGGGTGCAGGGGTGGTTCAATTCTGGGTAATACCGGAGACAACGTTCTACACTTCTGTAAGGTTGAGTCTTCAAACGTTGACTTGAACGGTAATCCGCTACTTCCAGCACCTGGTGCTGTATTAGCCGGGGTGTCTATTAATGTCTGTGATAATAATGTAACTGGTATACAACAACTTGGGGTATTCTTAAACAGCCATACAGATAAAATAATTGTTTCTGGAAATAACCTACAAGGCTCTTTTACAGTAGCTGTCTCTGTGGGCTCTGTTACAGGATTTTCACATGATGGTCAGTTCATTATTTCTAGTAATATTATCAATATGCAATCTGTAAATGCTATTGGTATTAGAAGCCAACTTAACACTGGCACGCAACCTTCTCTGATTATTGGGAACAGTATTAGCGGCGGTAGTATAGGAATTGATTGGCAAGTTGCTCGTTGTAGGATTATCGGTAATAATATTGTAAGTATGGATAATGGGATTAGCCTCGGTAGCGGTAATGCGGTCGCTATGGATGGTTTGGAGATTAGCGATAACTCAATCTCATCAACTTCTGGAATTGTTGGGAACAACAACCTTGCTTGGAAAAGGGTCAAGATATTTGACAATACCTTAAAGGTAACTGGCTTCTCGATATATCTTGGCGGGGTTGGTAGTCTGTCAAACTCTAAAATTTCTAATAATGACATTTGGAATACAACAGCTTTTGCAAGCCCATCAATTCAAGTCAACAATGCTACTGGTGTTAGATTTACTGGGAATTCCACCAACCTCTTGGCAGGTAGTGGTGCTTCAATACAAACTATTGGGACAGCTACGGCTAAATGTATGGTGTCGGGAAATATTTTGACTAGTGGACTTTCTATTATTGCACCAGATGCTTCCACAACAGCAAACACAGTTAATAATATAACTGACGCTGTTTATGTAGCATAATAGGTATAAAATGAACTATTCAGAAGCTGTAAAGCTCTTGGGTGTAGAGGAGGCAGCTGTAAAGGCTGTCGCTTCTTTTTAGTAAAGAGGTTTATATGAATATTAGTCAAAAAGGTATTAGTCTTATTAAGAGTTTTGAGGGATTATCTCTTAAAGCTTATAAAGACTCTGTTGGCGTAACTACAATTGGATATGGTTCCACTGGTTCACATGTTTCAATGGGACAAACCATCACTGAAGCTCAAGCTGAATCTTTGTTGAAAAGTGACCTTTCAAGGTTTGAGAAAGGGGCAAGTGATCTAGTTACTGTCCCAGTAAATCAAAATCAATTTGATGCTTTAGTTAGCTTTAGCTTCAACCTTGGCTTAGGTAATCTCAAATCCTCGACTCTACTGCGAAAACTGAACTCTCTGGATTATTCAGGTGCAGCTAAAGAGTTTGAAAGATGGAATCGTGCTGGCGGTAAAGTTCTGGCTGGACTAACTCGTAGACGCATTGCAGAGAGAGATTTGTTTCTCTCCTAGGCAGATATAACAATGACAGATGTAAAAGTTGAAGATCCTGTAACACCTATCACAAAAGATACAGCCGTTGAAGCCACAATCACTTCCACTCTGTCGTCTACTCCCACTAAACTAGCCTTAGTTCCCAACTGGAAGAAAGTTCTCAAGACTTACTCCTTTTGGACCACCGTAGCGTCTGCTCTATTGTCCTTGGTTGAAATCATTCTTCCATTCTTCTCTCTACTTGAACCTACAATGTCTGTAGCTGCGTATGGCATATGTATGTTCGTACTCAACGTATCAGCGGCTGTCTTCAGGATGATTAAACAACATAAGTTGTGGCAGCCAGAAGAGGATAAGGGAAATGTTCAGTAACTTATTTTCCGGCGCTACTCCCTATATCATCCTAGCTCTGTTAGCTTCAACAGCAGGCTTTGGCTATCTTTCTTACTCATTGTACGGCGACAGAGCTGTGGCAGTAGCTCAGCTTAAAGATGCTAATGATGCGATTGTAGGGTATCAAAAGGACGCCGAACTCAAGGATTCTTCTTGTAAGATTGATGATACCTCAGTAGTTGAATCCTTAGCCGAGAAACAAGAGGTTAGAGATAAGATTGATAACCTAGTTGTTAAAATAAATAAACTCAAGACAGGAGTTGCAATAGCACCTTCCGATACAGAGACAAATAAAAATGCGAAAACTACTACAATTTACGGTTCTGAGTTGCTTTCTCTTGATTTGCGTCTCTTGCTCGACTCAGCCTACTGCATTGCAAGCCCCGAAGACAGTATATGTGGGACCACCGGACAGCCTCCTAGTGTATCCTTGCAAAGCAAGCCCGTCAGGTGAAAGTGTAATGGATTTGGCTGTAGCCTACAGCAAGAACACTGGCTGTATTGCTATGTGGCAAAAGCAAATGGATAAGATTAAACAGAACAAAAAAGCGCAGGAGGCTCTTTATAATGTCAAGCCCAAGTGATGCTAACTCAAGAATTAATAACTTATGGGAAAGGGCAACCCTTGGTCTCCTGTCCTTATTTGTAACTATTATGTTCTTTAGTTATAACAATATCTCTAAAGAAGTTAAAGATGCTAATGATAAGATTGTCTTACTTCAAATGGATAAGGTAGGCAAGTCCGACATGCGGGATTTTGAAGTGAGGACCAATTCAAGGATGGATGCGGGCTTTTCAAGTTTGGCTCAAAGGATTGATAGTAACCAACAAGACATTTTAAGACAATTCCAGTTTTACTTTGATAAGGCTAAAAGTGGTCGATAAGGGGATTGTACATGGTCTGGGTGATTGTAGAAAGATTTGTTCATCTAATGACCTTGGTTCTACTGATATTGATGATAACTATAATTTTCAATAATAATAAAACTGGGGATGAAAGGAATGCTTTTAGTTTAAAACTAGAAGAGTTTAGGCAAGAGAGTCAGAAAGTTACATCAAAGAATGTAACCTATATCGAAGGTAGGATTAATACATTAGCTGAGATTCAAGATAGTTATCAGGTGAGTACAAGTAATAAAATGTACATTCTTGAAAAGCGTATGGATAAGCTTGAGCAACAGAATAAGTTATCACCTAAGATAATTAACAACAATAACTCAAACGCAGTAATCAACACTACGGTGCCTTGAGAGAAAGAATAAAAATAAGTACTGCCCTAGCAGACATTTGAGGTTACGCCATTAACCTTATCTCAGAACTTTGCCCCGCGTCCGAAAGGATAGCGGGGCTTTATTTTGCCTAAATTTTGTCAAATATAACTTTCAGAGTAAAGTGTTTCACCCCATTCATGCCTATCATTTAGTTGACCGGCAGCTTTAGCAATTACATAGGCATCTTTTCGGCTATAGAATGTTCCATATTGATCAGTGAAGCCTTGAACCATATCATTAGGATGACACCACCCATCAAGCACATCATTGCCAATAGCAATCATCTGTAGTTGCATAATAGGGCAAGAGTGTCGTGTTCCTGTAACAATATAGCCATTAAAGTCATAAGCTGCTTGAGCAATACGAAGTTGTACACCATAATATTCTGCACGATGACGACCGTCTTCCATGATATTGCCAGCAGTCATTTTCTTGTAGACTTCAATAGCTTCTTTGATCCTCTCGACACTCATTTTGTTTCCTCCACTTTCTTCTTAAAGTCAGATAAGAATGTAGTTAAACGACTACGTAACTGTTGAGTATCTTTGAACTTCAGTACTAACTCTTTAAGTTCATTCACTTGTTCTCTGAATTCATGGTCTTTCATCATTCCTCCAAATTAGTCGTCTTAACACTACTCTCGAAAGACTTTTCCAAATCCTTCAGACTCTTATTAATCACTTGTTGCTTCTGTTCAATTACACTCACACCACCTTCAATCTGAGACTTCTTCCAGTCCAAGTACAAATAACCACCTAGCATTACTGTGGCTAAGAAGAAGAGCGTGGCTGCAATGTCGATCAATGGACCTTTCATGTTATTCTCCTCAATTCCACCAAGACAGAAGCTTGCGCTCCATTAACTTACAAACCAATGATAGATCATCCTTACGCTGTTGTCCAGTTAATTTGTAGAATTGTTGAGGAGTCCTATAGCTCGGGAGTGTGTTAGGTTTGTTAGTGAACACACCCATACCGAACCCTTTAGAACGATTAGTATAGGTAAGCTTATCCTCAGTGTAACTGTCATCGCGTACACGTTCAAGAACATGAGCAAACACTTTTAGTTCTTTAGCTGTTTTCAAGTGCCCAACGTGATGACCATATTTCTCTTGAACCTCTGACATGTCCTTAGCAGACGTAACCATGAAATTTACCATCCCTGAATAATCCCATGAACGGTAGTTCCAAAGGCATTTATGGAATAGCCATAAATTATTGAAGAATTTCCAAATTGTTGCTGTGCGAATATTGAACCAAAGGTCTGGGACGAACATTACAATATTTTGTAGTTTGTCAAATCCTTTGTCAGTGATCCAATTGATTATTGGGGATTTGTCAGAGGATTCTTTGTGGTGTTCATCCCAACCTTCCCAAGTTAATGCTGTGGGATTGTCTAGTCCAAATTTAGTACGGATGTATTTGGAGAGACGGCTGTGACTCCAGTACTGGTAACGTTGGCGATACATTTTAATTCTCCATAAAGAAAAGGCCCTACACCCCGAAGAGCATAAGGCCAATATAGCACATCAGATTATATTGTCAAGCTTTTCTTTACTGGCAAGCTAAACATTCATCTTTATCACTTGAAGCTTGTACCCCTGCCATGCTATACACATAATACAAACCAAGAATGTTAGGGTCTAGGAATGCAGCCTTGTGTACGTCATTGATGTAGGACTCATCTTCACCAGCAGCGAAGAACAAATTCAACGATTGCCATTGATCCATGAACTTACCACGAGCAGCAGCTAACCGCAAGATTGTGTGTTGATTGATTTCAAAGGCTGTACGGAATACAAGCTTTTCTTCATCAGTCAGCCAATCAACATGCTGCACACTGCCCATCTTATCACGAATATCTTCTACATTTTTCTTACTAAACACTCCTTTTTCTTTCATCAATTTCAGAAGATATGGGTTAACTCGGTCAACTTCACCACCAGCACTTTTTTGTGTGTAAACCATAGCAGTATCAGGACTAATACCCTCACTAACACCACCCATAATCAACGCAGTAGATTTTGTTGGTGCAATTGCAATCAAGTGAGTATTGGCACGACCGTAACCCTTCATCCACTTTGGTTCACCCCAAACACTTGCCAACCATTCAGAAGCTTTAATTGCTTCCTCTTGGACGTACTTAGCAATCTTGTTGTTAACCATATGAGCTTCAAAGCTTTCAAATGCAACCATCTTCTTTTGCATGTAAGAATGTAGGCCGCATTGACCCAAGCCTAGAGCACGACTGTTCTTTGTGAATGCAACAGCTTTCTCAAGCCCCGGAATATTCTTAGCTCTTTCAATGAATTCCTGACATACGGCATCAAGAAAGACAATAGCTGTGAAGACTGCATCCGTTCCTTGCCATTCATCAAACAATTCATCATTCATTGAAGCTAGAACACAAGTATAAGTGTAGTCTTTGCTTGAGTGAAGCATGATTTCATTACAGAGCTGTGCAGCCTTCACATCAAGGTTCTGATCTACATACCACTGAGGGCGTTTACGTTCCGCTTTTCCTGGAAAGAAGAAGTATCCTTTACCACTGACCATCTTAGTCTTTAGGGCTTTACCATATCGACGAATAGCTTCAGGGTCTTTATCTTCAAGCTTTTGAATAAACTCATCTGAGATATTCCAACCAATGTTATTACCGTCTGGATGTTGCTCAAGATAGGTACAAACTTCATCAAAATCTCCGTGATCCATTGGGAGATAACCAGCCCAAGAACCACGTCTTGCTGTACCTTGAGCTACGTACTCCATATCATCTTGGAAGCCCTCAATGACCTGTAAAACCCCCGTACTTTTGCCTCCTACACTGATAACAGAACCCCGTGGACGGATATCACCTAGATAACCAGCAGTACCGAAACCCATCTTAGTTAGCATTGCAGTTTCATGCTTTGCTTTATAGATACCATCGATACTGTCTGGGATATAACTACCAGCGCAACTAACGGGCAAACCACGATTAGTCCCAGTATTAGCTAGGATCGGAGTCGAAGGACTTAGCCAGCCTTTCCACATAATATCAAAGAACTTCTCTTTCCACAAAGCTGGATCAGGTGTATGTACAGCAAGAGTTGCAGCGATACGTTGATACTGTTCCTTTGGGTTTGCAGCTTGATACAGATATTTGTTCTTAAACAACTGCCAAGAGCCTGTAGACCAATGTGCAGGCATCAAACCGTCTTCTTGCAACTTCTTACGTTCATCACTTAATGCACGATAACTATTTGTCACTTAATTCCCCTTAAAATTTAAATCCTTCAGAATCCCAATCTCGTTGGTATTGGTTGCCTTGGCTGTTAAAAAAGTCAATAGAACTGTAACCATTAATACCTTTGTAAAACCAATCCGCAACTGGGTTGTACTCAACTTTGTACAGATTCTCATAACCTAGATTACGGAGACATAGGTTGATACGGCTCTGAGCAAAGTGTTCAAGTTGCTTATCTGTAATCCCCTCAATACGACCCTTCTCAAAGATCTTACCAATAATTGCTTTCTCATGTTCCATTACTGTTTCAGCAGCAAGGTAAATATCTTTCTTCAATTCTTCTTCAAATACATTGTCAATCAAACCTGCATCTTTCTTTTCTTTAAGTAGTGTACGGAATAACCAAGCTGCTGCTTCAGAGTGAAGATTCTCATCGCGGGCAGAGAAATTAATACCACTCACAACGTTCAGAAGCTTATTCTTACCTTGACTCTGAAAGTGCTTTAGGAAAGCAAAACTAGAGTAGAGAATAGCCCCCTCCCCGAAGGTAAAAGAACCTAGAGCCCGCAAGTCATCTTTATTACCAATACTTTCTTCCAAAAATTCTACACGAGCTTTAAGGTCTTCATCCTCAAGATACTCATTATAGAATGAATCTGTAGCAAGACCGAGCTCTTCGTTCAATGTACTGTAGAATTTACCATGTACTGCCAATTCCATTGCACCAAACATAGCAGCCATAGGTTGAATATCAGCAGCACGTGGAAATTTGTTAAAGACAAAACCAAGCCAGAACTCATCTCCGATAATCTGTTCGTACTTAGTAAACAGTTTGAGTGTTGTGATTGTACCATGTCGTTCTGCTGGTGTCATGTTTACCAGAATGTCTTGCTTATCCTTATGCACTTTTACTTCAAAGTGCGGCCAGAAGACCGCAGCTTGTTGGTCAGTAAATTCGCAAGCCTCTGGATAGTCAACTGTAAACTCTGTCTTAGGCGTTTGAATTCGCGTTAGCATCATATCTCCTTATTAATTATCTGACTGAATCCCATGCTTCTGAGCATACTCACAAAAATCACCTGTATTAAGCATCTTACCCATTGTCTTTAGTTGAATACGCATGTCCAAGCTTGAGTGTTCTACCTTGTTCTCCCACGAACAACCCTCACTAGACATCCAACCACTATCATTCCTCTCGTGGGCTTCCCATCGAAGACAATTAACAACTTGTCCACGAAGATTACGATGTTCACAAACTACCTCATCCAGTCCTAGTGAGGAGTCTAAGCCGTTATCGTAAAGATATTGTTTAATTAGTTCTTGATCGTTATTACCAAAGGCTTCTTTAAAGCCTTGCACAAGAAGCATGTCTGACAAACTTAGGCTGTATCCAATCACTCTGTGTACTCCTCAAAAGCTTCTTGTGGTGAACTGCCACCCTCATACAACTCAATAAACTCTACAATGTTTTCTTGTACAACTAGCCAAGCATCCTCTTTCTTCATGAGGAAGCCACGTTTCTTTAGGATGTTGATCAAGTCTGCAATCCAAGATGATACGTTGTAGTCATCACGTTCAATAATCATTTTATTTCTCCTCAATCTGGTATTCATAACCACTTTCTAAAATCTTACGGTATTGCAGCCAAGAATCTTCTGAATGAAAATTACCACTCATCTCAAAATCTCCATTCCTCGCACGAGCTTGGTGTTCTGTAGGGCTAAAGTGTGGAGGATCTTCTTTATAGTTCCCATTCTCTGGTAGATTAAGCATACCATAAATCTTCTTAGCTTTGTCTAAACTTTCATCTAGTTTACGGTAGCTGACCTGACCACAGCAACTAGAAGAAATCATCAAGGCATCTTTAAGAGGGATACCGCAACCCTCTAGCCAATAACCATCTCCAAAGTAAGGCATGTGCCAATCTCTGTCTCCAAGCTCTGCAATACTACTCTCTTTAATAACTTTGTCAATCTGTACAGCTAAAGCTTTAATTTCGGGTTGTGCATCTTTATGTAACCTAAGCTTTAAGAATGCTTGCCAGTCTTTATAAGTTGCTGTAGCCACTCCCTTAGTCCACATGAATGGCTCAAGAATTCGATTGACAACTTGTTTATGTGATCCAAGAGCTTCCATTCTTTCAGCAGTATCTACGGCTTCTATTGCTGCTTTGCCCCACAGAAACTCTACAGCTTGTTTCACTCCATAACCTAGCTCTTGGCTCGCAACCATCCCAGCTTCATTCAACCCCCAATGTACAGGCATTGCAGGATTGCTACGAACTTGTTCAATCATTTGTTTAACTGGGACAGCACGAGAACTTTGGAAATTACGACTAATACTTCGATGAGTATTAAACTCAGGAAGTACGAAACGGTGAAGCTCAATCTCTAGGGTTATCAGACGACTGTTTGAAAAAGAACTGTCTGCAACTACTTTGGCACTTGGTTTAGTCATCCTCACTCTCCTCCAATTCTTCCAAACACTCTTCCCAAGTCAGTGGAAGATCTTTATAAAGTTCCCAAGCTAACCCTGTAGCAACTAATTCATTATAATATTCTTTTGTTCTTACGTCAATCTTCCAGTTCATTGTGGGCTTAGTCATATTCAAGCCTTAATCAGTTTATCAATAACTTCAATAGCACGTTTCATTGTATCTGGATCATCTAGAACATATTCTTCAAGCAACCCCTCTAGGTAATCCTTGATCAAGTATAGATCATTTTTGTCAAACTTCAATTCTTTTCTCCTTAAACAATATAAGTAATTGGCAACCCAATCTCTTTTGCATATTGAATTTCTGCTGTAACTCCTGCACTCTTATCCCAGCAGTCTAGCATAAGAACATATAATTCACTAGAGGCATCTAGAAATTTATAATCTACAGTTTTCCAGAAGTCCCAAGTTGTGGGCATTTCATGAGCTAGGGACAGTTGGTGGCTAGACACGATTGGGCTAAATACTGCCAAACCTTGTAGCGTAAGCTCTGCTGTCTTGGCAAGAGCTTGTTCATATCGAAGATGCATAAGTTCTGCATCAGCTTTGTAGCTGTATGGGGAGGCTAAATAGATCATTGTTCTTTATACTCCATCTCAAGTAAAAGTTCAAGATAATGAATGGCCTTCTCAATATCAGCCTTACCATTCTTTTTACGATGACGTGTGATGTACTTTACAGCATTACCTTCGAAGTAGTTCAAACCATTTGCGTGAATATATTCAATTGGTTGAATACCGCAATCTTTATAGTGATTACCACTTACTTGTTTGTCTAGGGCTGAAGTGTGAGTTCCTTGAATATCCTGTGGTTTTACATCAACAAACTTGAATGTACCATCTGCAAAATGCTTCTCAATGGCGTCTGCTCGATACTTGGTTGACTCTCTTGTACCATCATCCTCAATCCACCAAACTACATGAGTATCATCATTTGAAACAGGCTCTAGATAATAACTTACCAAAATATCATCTCTTACACGAAACTTCTTAGCTTCTTCCATCAACCCTCTCCTCATTCTGTTTAGCAATATTCTTCAATTTCTGTATTTGGTCGAGCATATTCTCTTGTTGCTGTCTAAGAGTGTACAGTTCTTTAGTCAGTCTGTCAACCTCATCACTTAAACCGTTGACAGTGTTTATCAAACGGAAATTTTCTATTTTAAATCTCCTTGAAATGTCCAGCTTTAATCTTATCAAAAGTGTTGAAGTAATTCGCAGTATAGTCTACAAACCGCTCATCTTCGTATACACGGATTGTTGGCACATATTCACAGTTTACTTGGTCGAATGTACGGCCCCACTCTTTGACTTCGTATTCACATCCTTTGGTTTCAAGTTCATGCTGTAGTCGCAGGTAGTCTTCAGACTGAGCTAGCGTAAAGGTAACTGCGTCTTTTGGGTGATATAGTACATAGTTTTCCATTTTATTTATTCCCGTATTTCTTTTTAAGGTAGTCAATCGAAATAAAACATGGATCAGCATAACCATCCTTAGCATTATTTAGCATAACCATACCCCTCCAGTGATTATTTCCGGTATAACCCTTGTAGGCTTCTTCGTGTTGATAGAACGCACCGGCAATGATGCCAATCTGCATCTTACCATCAATCGTAGGTCGTACAGCAATATCTAAAGTTTGTTTATGACCTTGAACAAAGCTCTTACCAACGTTCTTCAGCATGCTCGTTGCTGTACCACCATAAGGCTTACCAGTCATTGGGTTAGCCAAGAAGTGAACAAAGTAAATACCTTCAATTTCGACTGGAAGGAGGAAGTCATAAACTTCCCAACCATGACGTTCTAAGTCTAGCAATTCATAGCCAATAAAACCAGCAAACTCAGGAGAGCTTTTAGGAACTCGCATCAATCGTTCACAGTGATTACCAAGAGTGAAAACAAGCCGTGGTTCATAAACCTTCTTTTTATTCGCCCGTTGACGCTCTTGTAGATCTTTAAGCGGCTTAAGCATCAATTCCATTGCTTCTTTACCAACATCAATATCTTTCTTAAGGCGGCGACCTTCAAAAGAAAGAGTCCCTTTGTCGTAGAAAGAAAGGCTCTCAAAATCCCAGAAATCGCCTAAACAAACAACTGTGTCCGGCTTCTTTTCTACAAGATATTCTCCACACCACTTCAGGTGTTCGATGTCTACGCCGTCTTTTACTTGTGCGTCTGGAATTACTAAAATACGTGAACTCAATTTGTTTCTCCTCGGTAAGTTTCAATAACCCAAGCAGCGAAATTAAGAAGTTGCTCAGGGTTTGCATCGTGTTTCATTACATTTGCTAAATGACTCATAACCTGAATATTACCTTTCACATAACCTAGAGCGGGGACTATTCTATCCAGAGATGGTGAGTTCTGTTTAGCTCCTCCATTACCTGCATTACATTCTAGTTTGATGCCTAGCACAGGACAATATTCCGGTATTACGATATCCCCTAAGACCAAATCAAAAGCCACCCCTTGTTTCTTAGCTCTATGTTTAGCTGATCGTAACATCACTCTTTCTGGATTGTTTTTGTGCCATTTGTGGCTGGAGTCTGAACACTGTTTGTTCCAATATTTCTTCCTACAATCAGCCGAACAAAACAACTGTGCGGCTCTGACTACCCTAGTAAAAATAACTTCACAATTTTTACATACTCGTTCAGTTGTTGCTGTCATCTTTACCAACAATGATCAAATGTTTCAAACCAATCACTCCTCATCTTTAATAGAAATTGTTTGTGTACTGTCTTCTTAAAACATACTCAATGAATATGTGGCATAACAGCTTCCACTTCGAAAACATTGAACAGCACCATGACAAATAATAATTTCATCAATCTTATTAAAATTAAGAGGAAAAGGTTCACCATTATTTAAAATTTCAGTTTTCATTTAATCTCTCCTTCAATTTAATAACTAATCCGTAAAGCTCCAAGTTCATCTGAAGCACCGTATCAAGAATCTCTTGTTTCTCGTAGGCATTGTATTTAATAAATTCATCAGAAATCACTTCATTACGCAATTTCCAGTATGTAAGAGGATCTACTTCAACAGTAACCTTATCAACCTTCTTAGGAAATAACTCCCTGACGTCTCCCATAGCTAAAACCCAAGAATTGTAGGTTGGAATTGGCAAGCCCACACATAGAAGAATGTATAGTATTGAACTGACATCTCAATATAGGTCGAAAGAGTGAATCGATCTTTAAGCATCATTATTTGAACTCCTCACGAAACTTCTCATCATCAAGAATATTTACTGTCTGGTTGATAGTGTAAAGTTTCTGATCTTCAAGAAGTAGTTCCAAAATCTTATCAACCTTTGCAGTCAATGAACCAATTTGAATACTCAGTTCTGTGTACATAGTCTCTTTACTTAGCTTGCTCATTGGAATTCTCCTGTATCTTTATGAACTTCTTGAGGACAATGGATTACATAGATATCTTCTGAAAAGACCTTTTTAATACTTTCTTTAGAAACATCGTCACACTTGAATACAGCTACGACACAATCCCAACCAAGCTCTGGGTTAGTTACTACATAAACTTGACTCATTTTTCATCTCCTCTTCTAGCACTTTACGAACAGCATCACGTCTGCTTTTTGGATTCTTAGCTACTACAACACTACGCTCTTTTAGCCAAGAATCAATTTCTGATGCTTTCAGTTTACAGATTTTAATTACTTCACGTTCAATTTTAGCAGATTCGAAAGATATGTCAAGTTTTTCTGCCAAAGTCTTTGTGGGGTGGCAGTTCTCAGAACACAAAATTTGCAAGCCATCAAATCCAACCATCAAGATACTGTCAAAGTAAGTTTGAAAATCTGATACTTTGGTGAATGTGTTGTGTCCTTCAATATGGTCACACTCAACCTCATTGATCTTGAAGTAGTTCCCACAACACTCGCACATAACTTTCCACTTCGTGCGAGTGTTAGGGTCCATGTCAGGCTCTGTCTTCATATACAAGTAAGCTAGCTTTGTAGGTGAACGCATCCACGCTTTACGAATAGATGAACGTACAACACTGACCATACTCTTCTCATGTGACTTCCCTGTCATGGGATCAATTTCTTTTAGGAATTTCTCAAGATTAGCTTTACGTTTGTCAATGTCAGCTTGGGTTGGAAGTGTCATGGGAAATTCAACTGTGCAAATTCTCCATAATGCTCTTTAGCCAGCTCGTCGTAACATAGCGCAGCTTCAATCTCAGTTTTAAAAGTTCTGACTATCTTCACCTCGTTATCATTTATGGTCAATGTAACTTTCCAAAGATTTCTATGTTTATTAACACCTTTGTATACACTCGTTGCTTTACCTTTCTGCGACCTCTTATTTGAGTTTCTGGCATTTTCTTGTGCAGTGCAAGCCCTAAGATTTTCTATTCTATTGTTAGATACATCACCATCAATGTGGTCAAGCATGCCTTCAGGATCTTCTCCAGTCAAAAGTTTATAGATAATCCTATGTCCCTTATATAGATTTTTATCAAATCTAATTTCAAGGTATCCATTCCTGCTGTGATAGTGTCCAGCAACTTTATTAGCAAACCTAGAATTGGCTGTACTACAACCTCGTTGAGTTGCAAAATGATGCCTCGGTCTAGTCCTCCAAATTAATTGACCTGTCTCAAAAATATAATCAAAACATTCCCTTAAAAACTCTTGGGATGGTAAAGGCTTGCCTGCGGGAACAAATTCTGTCTGTTTACCCTCTTCTCGCCACCTCTTAGTTCTGATTCTACGACACTCAATGCAACTACCACAACCCACACGTCTCACTGTAATGTGTCCTTTCAAACAAGCCTTACCGGTGAAATAAGTGGTTAACCCTAAATCTAATGCCGTTTTTCTGTCAATCAACTCCATAATCAATCCCTAATTTATCTAATGTAGTACAAATATGATACATCTCGCTTTCCTCTCTTCGCAAGTAGAGAAGCTGAGCATTGTCTTGCAAAAAGTCCAACCAATCCCACATCAAGCACTGTCCTGTGTGACTGACAAGCTCTTGCTTCTGTGTTCCGTAATAGCTCTTATAAGCCTCAACAACTCGTTCAAACAACTCTTTGATAGTTGTTGCCGATTCAAGGTACTTCAGAGCAGTAGCCTTACCAATTCCACGAGTTCCACCTAACTTATATTTCTCTTGAATCTCTTTTGTAAAGTTAGGAAGTCCAAGAATATTGTCCGTGGACAGATCCCCGCTTAGGCATTGGCTTGCAAAACATTTAGCAGCATCAAACGGGGTTGGAATAATCACTTCTGGAAACTGATCATCAAAGTTGAACTGAGGAGAAATAACTTGTTTGATGTCTTTATCCAAGAACCCAAGAACATATTTCCACTTACCTGTTTTAAGAAAATGTTTGTAGTTCTCATAACCCTTGATTGAACACCAATCATCTACTTCTTCATCATCAACCACTACAACTTTGTTTCGATACTTTTTAATAATGGCTTCTTTAATTTCAAGGAACAATAAAGGCTTGTCCTTCCTAGCCCCTTTATAGGGCAATTGTTGAGACATTTCGTAGCGAAAGTTACCATTCCCACCAATGCCTAGCCTGTAGTCTTGAGCAAGGTTTAATCCCTTAATTTTACCTACAAATCGGTCAAACTGTTCTACTCCTGCTGCTACATGATCCTCAATTTCAGGTACCAATTCAGCACACTCTTCTACTTCATAATCTTCTGGTTTATTTGGCTCAAGTCCTCTCTCAATACGAATAAGATTGTTCTTTGCAAGCTCACCACCCTCTTTCTTTTTGTGGTGTCCCCAGAATTCAGTTTTGTTCTTATACCGTTTAGTTGCGCCATCAGATTTACGGCTTACGATAATGTAATCTTGTTGCACAGACTTTGCAGCTTTAAAGACCGGAGTGTCAGCATCCAGTAAGACTAGTTCGTATTTATCACTCACTTATTTCTCCCACTTAAACAAAGGGGAGCAAAAAGCTCCCCTCAATATTACTTATCAGTCATTATATTGCTCAAGTTCTTCATACTTCTTGAACACAGCTTGAGCAGCTTCTTTCTTCTCTTCGTAGTCAGCCTTTGCACGAAGCTTGCTGGCACCATGAATATTCTTAATATCTTCTTTTGCCAAGCCTTTTGGATTATCATATTCACTATACTTACTGTCAGCTTTCAAAGCATTGATGTCAGCAGTAAGAGTAAGCTTTTGAGTTTCTAGGTCTACAAGACGGTCGTATAGTTCTCGTTCGGTAATCATTTGTTTCTCCTTAAAGTTTGTATTCTACAGCACTGCTATTAGGTATTGTGTAATCAGAGAGGACTTCAATAATAACCTTTTTGCTCTGATCATTATCAAATGTACAGCCACTAATATTAACACCTTGTACAGTAACAGCAGCTTTAAGCACATCCAAACTCTTCAGCAAAACTTTATCGCTACTGCGATACTCAAAGGCTGCCTTCAAGATTTGCTCAATTGCATTTGAAGCATTATCTGCTGTTTCTTTATCAAGCTTTGCACCAATGTGCATCATAGTTTCCAATGTATTTCTCCTTATCGTAGTCGTTGAATTGCTGAACTCAGCACATTAATCAAATCCGCTTGTTCACTTGCAATTGCTTTATCAAGTGCATCATATAAATTCTTCAGTGTTTGTGATTCTGTGTTCAAGGTTGCTTCAGTCATGCTTGTCCCCTTAAATGTATCGAGTTGAATTGATTTCTTTAAACTTGGTTACAAATGCATCCAGCGCTTCTTCAACTGGTTTGTAATCTCGTCGATCATTTCGTTGCTTACCTTTCATTTCAGTATATCGTTTCACAAATAGACTAAGTAACTCACTTTCAGATAGTTGCATAAATCTCTCCTTAAATAAGTGGCACAATCCATGTACCTTGTTTTAGATCAGAATGGAAGTGGGTCTTCCTCTTCGTCAATCGCTACAGGCTCTAGTGCCGCTTTAGTCTTTGGTGCTGGAGCTTCCTCTTCATTTGTTTTAGGCTCAGCCTTCTTAACCTTGTAGTTACCCAGAACCTCATCTTCAACGCTACCGTCACCGCCTTTGCTTTCATAAGGTACATGTTCAATGACCTGTACAGTGTCCAACGTAACCGTCAGTTGACCTTCAACGTTTTTGTAACCAAAAAGTTTCAGAGTACATACAGACCCATTGCCGATATCGGCTGTGAACGCTTGACCATCTTTGTCAATAACATTGACTGACATCTTGTTACCGGCCTTGCTGAACTCAGGTTTTGCTACAGTGAAGCCAAACAAACCATCAACTACATCATAGTTTGTCTTGCCCTCTTCAACTTGTGAAGACAGAGGATACTTGATGCGCCGCGGCGCCTTTGATGTTTTATCCTTACCAACTTGGGCAAAAGTTTTGTTCAACATAACTTCGTCTAGCAGCCTGTCTTTTGTCTCCTCGTCTACAAAAGGAGTGAGGCTGTATTCTTTATCAGTAGTGCTTTGATATTTAAACTTCACGTCATGCACTTTCGCATAGAACACAGGCGTGTTCAAGATGTACACGTTAAAGGTTTCCAGAGTACCAGACTTAGGAAGTTGTTTTACAATTACAGAAGTAGTCATTTATTTCTCTCTATTTTGGTGTGTATTAATTTAGTTCACTATTACGTTGAGTATTTTAAGACTCGTTTATTTAGCAATCTTATCCGCTTTGTTAGCCGAAATATTCTTACCAAATTCTTTTGCAGTTTTCTCAAACTGCTGATAAGTGTTCACTGTCAGAACCAACGAATGATCATCACTAATACCAGCAGCTTGGAAAGCTTTGTACATTTTAACTTTGTTAGCAACTGTACGGTCAATTACAAAGTCTGTAATCTCGTTACACTCTTCTTCATAAGCTTTCAGACCATCAAGCACTTTACGTACAACTGGTTTGAACTCTGGAATTAACTCAATGTATTGCATTACTTCTTCTAGCATTTATTTCTCCTCAATTAATGTTTCGTAGGTTTCTTCCCAACAGAAATATCTACAATCTCTGCCTGAGACTCTTCCCCTGGAATATCTCCAAGTCCACCAAAGATATCCATCAGAGAATCTTTCAGTTGTTTACTTTGCAGATTACGCCAAGAAATATAATCTTGGAAGTCACTGAATTCATATTCAACTGTTGAGGATAGTTCGCTTGTACGGGATGTTTCAGTAATGCGGATGGTGCCCATCTTATCGAACCTGCTTTTCAGACAAAAGTAGAAACTCTTGCTGATAAATCTTAGCTGTGGTTTTACCAAGTTCTTGCTTTACAGTTTTGAGATATGTACGGGCATCTTTACGAGTTGATGCACTAGCGTACACGTTTTGTTCATCTGCTACTACGTATTGGATTAGTGTGTTCATTTTATTTCTCCTCGGGTTTAGTTAAATTTTGTTTCTTCGTATTTTACGCCACGATCAAACTCTTGTTTGTAAATATGCCCGCCCTTAAAGGTTTTATCAAATTCTGTAATAATATTTTTATTATAACCTTGACGAACATAATCTTGACCAAACTGATGTGCGTAGTGCAGGTCTGCCATGTCGCTATATTCTTGTTCAGTCTTCATTTCCCTCTCCTTCATTCAGCTTGATATTTAATTTACACGTATATTATCGCATAATAAGAGTGTTGTGTAAAGGTTTTATTTTGAGATTTCTTTCATAATCCATGTCTATCAGAGTAGGTTAATCCTAACTGATCAAATTCAGCCATTTTCATATCCCTATATTCGCTGGCTAGCTCAAAAGCTTTAGCCTCTCCATACTTTTTGATACTGAACCTTTTAGATCTAGCTCCTTTTAACGGTTCCGACCATGTTGCAGAATAATACTCAACGCCTCTCGTAGTCAATCTACTCACGCCAGTTTTTCCAGTTTTATTATTCACCTGTTTTGCATGATTTCTGTTATTAATAGTCTGAGTGATTAGCCTCAAATTGTCAATCTTATTATTTAATGGATTACCATCTATATGATCAATATTTAAACTTTCGTCTATATTGCCATTAAATAGGCACCAGATTATTCTATGAGCTAAATAATTTTTAGAATTTACTCTCATTACCCATGCTGTGAAAACCCTTTTTTGATTTTTACATTTTGAACCAGCATATGTACCTTGAAATCTTTTAAAATATTTACCTGTCCATCCTGAATTTTCTTTCCACTTTAGTCCTGAAGGTGAATTTTCATCATATTCAAAATATAGTGAAGCCTCCTTATAGTCCCTAATGCCCGTCATTTTAACCCCACACCTTCTACGAGCTTTAAAGCTTCGTTAATATAATACTCATAATTGAGTTTTTTCCAATCAAAATCTGTAATGTTATTACAAGTTTCTACTGAGTATGCTGTGTCCATACCAAGTCTACGCCACTCACCACCATCAATCAAAGCTGGCATCAACTTAACCAATTTACCGCCGTGTTCAGATGGATAGTATCGGCAAATATTCTGTTGTTGAATGTCACGACCATCTTCATAGCACAAATACAGCTTTGAGCTACGTGGTACTTTGGCACGCAAAAGGAAGTCGAATTCGTCTTTGTGGGAACGAATAGTTTCTTCAATATCCTTACCATAGACAATGTAATCCAATGCAGCCTTTGGTACGATCATTGCAGAATGGTTTTTAGACCACCCAAGCTTTTCAAAGTGAGCAACTTCATACTGACCTTTACTCTTCACCTTACCGTCTTCGTAAACCGCTACGTAATTATTGACATTCCCGAGGGCCATCATTGAATATACAGCATATTCCAACTGAAGTCCAACGGTCTTTTCCCACGCTTTTGTAATTTCATAATACTCAGCTTCTTTACTACGTGGAACCAAGGCTGTCACACCATCGGTATTACACTGAATCATCTTGCAACCAAGACCAATCAGTTTTTCAGCCAGCATAGACAGGCAAAGTTGACCGTTAATGGTGATAGTCAGCGTATATTTTGGATCATACAGAGGACTAAACTCACTGTTGGACTTACCGTACACAGAGTTCAAAGCAAGCTTAATTGCACCATTTGGGCCGCTGCCTTTTGGATATCTACCACGTTCCATAAACAGATCTTTGTACACTTTACAGAATGTGATACCAAGATGTTCAGGGTAAACATTGTTAGCAATAGAAATGCTGGGGTACATTGAGGTGACGTCAGCGTCTATGATTGTCCATTCATCATCTGCCCTCACAGTCTCACTTTCAATAGACATGTGAATACCACCAGTACCATATACATACACCTTACCATCAATTACAGTGTTGATCGCCTCAACCACTCGATAAAAAGCAGTTACCTTAAGCTTATGAGAGCGTGAGGTTTTAGTTTCCTTCTCTTCAAAATATCCCATAGGATGTTCTTTCAAGAATTCATCTTTCAGCCGCTGAAGCTCTTCCAAATGGTCTAGATCAGTAAAATCAAAGTCAGCTTTAGGTTTATCTTTATTATCGAGATTCAATCTATTCTTGAACAACACCTTTTTGGTTTTCATCTGAGCATACTTAGCAAGATCACCAATCTGATGTTCTTCATAATCATTGAAGACACCTTTAGTCTCTTGCACGGTCTGATTGCTCAACCAATCATGTACAGCTTTAAACTCAGGGCGATCAAATTTCAAGTAGTCAAAAAGACAATCCTTAATCTTTATGTTATCGCGCTTAGTCTGATTAATCTTACGACCACCGTGTTTACTGTACTCATAGCATAAACCTTTCTGAGCTTGCTCAAGACGATTAATAAATAGAGTCTCACCAATCTTACTGTCACTAAAGCTTGTACAGTCAAATCCAAACTTCTCAGACAATTCTTTACGAAGCTGAATGGCCTCATAGGAATAGTAGTAGAACTTCAGAGTCTCATTAACATCATGTTTGTTATAGTGCAACAATACATCAATTTCATCGCTTGTTAACTTCTTACCAACAGGGAAAGGTAGGTCTTCCACGTTAGTAGACCGCATATTGACTTCCAACACCTTCAACGATGTAGCTTTTGCCATATTATCCATATGATGGATTTTGTACAAATCGACCTGCTGAATAAAGTGGTCAGCTTCTTTAATACCGTACCACTTATCTTCAGACTGCATCTTTGTGATAATTTGAGTTGTCAATTTATAAAGCTTCTGAGCTGTAATATTCGGAGTCTTACCCGTTTGCTTTGCTTCCTTAAGAGACTTGATGATTTCATGGATAAGAGTGTAGTCGTATGAGTTGTTGTTAAACCCCACCATACGACATTTATTCTGAACCAGATACCGCAAGCATTTAGCAATCCCTTCAATTTCATTCTTACGATCACTAATCTCAAAGACTCGCATGTGTTTCCCAGAAGCATGGATGATGCTCATAGAGAAGCAATTAGGGAATGATTCTAAGTCATAAACGAAATCTGATTCGTACCATTTCTTTTCCAATCGGAAATCCTCTCACAAACAATTAAAAGTTCTTCATCCGTCATCTCACCTTTCATAAGGTTATACTGCCAGATTACCATACGAACGTTATCTTTAGTATAACCTTTTGTAGAATCAATCCGATCAACAGAAGGAGAATAAGGGTGACATTTAAATCTATCTTGTTTCTCGTAAACAAATTCTATACCAGTTTCGACACAAAAACCAGCTTTCATTAGCTCAATCAGATAAGATTCTTCAAAATCTAATTCATCTAAAATTCCCCAAGTTTTCATTCGTTTCTTGATAGTCTTCATCATACTTTTAGCTCTACCAAGCTCAGTGTTGTAATAATCCCTATGGTACTGGAGTATAACGTCTCTGTTCTTTTCAGCATAAAGTTTACGAGTTTCTACAGATTTTTCTTTGTACCCATTAATCCAACGTTCTCTATTCTTACGACATACACATTCGATACAATAATGACCGATTGGTTTACCGTTTCGTAGATAAAAGTATTCCTGATCCTTTTCTTCATCACAATCTTTACAATATTTACTTACCATAAATCAAATCTATCTCCTTAAAAATCAATCTCATCCGCATGATGTTGCGGTGGTTCTTCTACTGGATTATTAAAATACTCATCACGATCATATTGTTGACGAGTTTCAGCGTCATAGTATAGCGCACAAATCTCACCAGTGATACCCCCACGACACTTAGGCATGTCAACATAGGTCGTATTCTTCTCAATCGGATCTGAGGCCATCTTATCACGATTGATCACAATGTTAACGTCTGCTGACTGGATAAATGTCCCGGACCCCAACGCATCATATTCCGTAACCTTGCGGACATTACCATCTTTATCAGTTGGTGGTTTGCGTGTGTGAAGAATGTTGATAAATACAAAACCATTCTTCTTTTGCAGCTTCTGCCACATCATAAAATTCTCTTGTACTTCTGTTCCCAAAGACCGCAAGAAGTCAGTTAGTGGGTCAATAACCATCAATCGTGAGTCATTAACTTTACCACTTTTCTCCATCTGACGCTTCAGAAGTTCAATATCACCTTCACGCTCGTCAATGATAAAGAATCGAGGTTCACCAGCTTCGTTGTAAAGAAGCTCATTTTTCAGTAGCTGAACTTCTGGTTGATTCAAATAGTCAACAGCATCATGACCATCTGTAAACCACATCAGGTTTTTCTTAAGGTGCATGGAAAGTAAATCAATTGTCAACTCTTCTTTGGTACGTTCAAGACTAACAATAGTTGGTACACGAGGACTATTGAACAACCAATGATAAATCAGTGTATCAGACAGAAAGCTCTTACCGATGCTCGTGTCGCCAATGATATTTACAACGGAACCAGTTGACTTAATACCACCCCGCATTGCAGCCTGAAGCTTACTAAGTTGTGGTGGAAGACCAATCTTAGGCGCTGTCAGGAATTCTTCAAGACCCGCTTCAGCATCACCAGAAGAGGAAATACCACTGTTTATAAACTCCTTAGCATTATAGAAATCACGAACAAACTGTTTCTCTTTGCCGTCAATCAGCATCTGATTTGGATCTTTACCTGACCAAGTAGCAATACGTACTTTTTCTTTAGGTAGCACGTCTGCAATCTTTTTTGCAGCAATTCGACCAGCTTCATCGTTATCCATACCAATTATAATGATATCGTATTGATCAAACCAATCATACTGTTGTGCAGCTTGTTTGGCCGCTGTCAACTCACCAACCGTTGAGCTTACTACAGGAATAGAATCAAATTCCTGATCCTTACGATTGTCCTTGAGCATTTGAAAAGCTGCTGCTTTGTCCTCCTCGCCACCAACATAGAGAACATATTTGGCAGGAGATTTGAATTTTACTTGACCGCTTAATTGACTTTTGCTGCCTGTAATACCTTGGTTCCCGTGACTAAAGTCTTTTGGTGTATTTCGGCATTTGTAACCAGTTAATTTACCATTGTTATTGGTTTCAGGATAATAACGAGCAATTACATTGCCTTGACTATCAAGTTTACTCAAGTGTCCAAAGAATTTGTTAATCTCATCTCGGATACCGCGATAACCATTACTTACATAGCCTGTAGATTGAATTAGAGATTTAACCTCTTCAACATCCATAACTTCAGCATTTTCAACAGATACTTTCTCAGCAACTTTTTCTTTATCTTTACTTTCCATAAGCTCCTCTTTAGTCAGTTTTAGAATTGAACACACCTCCTTCACAGCATTAGGAAATGTCAACCTTTTGTACTCTTTTACAAATTCAATTTCATCACCACTTTGACCACAGCCAAAACAATAGAATGAATTTGTCTCATCAAAGATATTCAGCGAAGGTGTACGTTCCTTATGAAAAGGACAACAGCATTTGTCGCCAGAGATATCAAGATAGTGAGATATAACCTCTCTAATATTACTCAAATCATCTCTCCCATAATCTCTAATCCCACCTTAATTCAAATGCTTTCAAGGATAGCTATTGTTCATCCTCATAAGTTACTTCATACCAATAGCTATTTTTAGGGAATTCATAACTCAGTGAGTAAATTTCACGTAAAGCTTCTTGTTCATCATATGTATCTTGACAATGAACAATGTCACCTTGTTTATTTTCGTAGTAAATCTCGTATATGTTACTCATATCAAAGGCTCTGTGGCGGATAGCTGATTGAATAATAATCTCCATCACGCTGATCACTTACAAACTTAACATGAAACCCACGTTCTTTCATAGACAATTCAAAACCTGTCTTAGTCCAATTGTTAACCTTCAACACACTCACTGCTACTGTCACATTATGTGGATTTGATTTGAACCTCTCCACCAAAGTATTTTCAATCCAGAAATCAATGGCTGGGCATTCATTTGATTCTTGAATCTTATTGTATAGGTCTTTGGCTGTAAACATCACATCTCTCCTCATCAATTAATTTCAATACGATCAATAATACTCGTAAAATTCTGTGCAGTCAAGCGTTATTCCAATCTGCTTGTCAGGTACTGATGACCACGACTAATACCAAAATCATTCAAGGTCTTCTGATACTCTTTATCGAGAATTTCTTGCTTCGGTGCAGAGTACGTTACTTTCTTGTCCTTGATGATATCTGCCTCGCAAACAATCAATTCACGTAGCTTTCTGATTTCATCTTCAAAGTCTTTGATATTGGACTTAGCAATATTAATCTCGGCATCTGCATTCACTTGTTCCAGATATTCTCCAGCAAGGTTGGAGCGAAACGCCTCATAGCTATCAATGTATTTTTGTTTAGTCTCAATGGTAGCTTGAATCTTTGGGAAGTCAGACAACCACAGTGTTACACTATAACCTACAGTATAGCCTTCATCAGACCCTTGATAACCACCAGAACCTGTGTGAATCCCTGCAATACCATTATATAGGTTAAAGACTTCATCACTAAATCCTTTAGGTTCTTTGTTATAGACAACCCCGATAGTGCCAGTCAGTGCAGGGTACCCTGTTGGTTTTTCAGGATTACTACGGGGACTGAAATTACTAACACCACCAATCGGACGAGAGTGCGTATTACTTGCGTGAGAATTATAGCTTACTCGCAATATCATCTTCTTGATAGAAGATTTAGGGAATAATTTCTGACTGACTTCCTCAGACATTCGGCAGATATCTTCTACAGACTCAGCATTCAGACGGACATAATGAACAAGTGTTTGAAGGTTTGCTTCACGCTCCTCTTCAACCTTTTTCTCGGCAATACGGGCTACACATTTCTTTTCACATGCTGATGCTTTTTGTGCTGTCTTGTAGATTGATTCACAGTGTTTACAGGCGTAAGCTTTGATTTCCATTGGTGTTCTCCTCTACCTATCGATTAACGTAGACCAAGATTACACCCCATCCCCACACCTGTCAACATCTCTATGCAAAATAATTTCTCTAAATTTCCTCTTGACTACTGCGGATTTGTTGGGTACTATGAGGGCTGTTGGATAAATGGATGAGGAGAGGCAAAATGTATGAAGATTTCTTGAAAGACGTTGTGTCTGTAGTAGAAGCTACAACCTTTGAGGACTTTTGTCTTTGGCAGCAATGGCATGAAAAGGTTGATTGGATTCAGAACTGTTTTGGTACAGGTGTTGTTGTAGGCCGTCTAGGTGACATGCCTGTATTCATATCGTTAACTACCGCGGTTGTCAACAAAAAGAAAGTGTTGTTTATTGACCCCACAAGCCAAGTAGTTGATTGGCGATTGATTGAAGACTGGTTGCAAGCTAATATGCCGAACTGTACGCAGAGACTGGAAGACAAGGTTCGTGTACACTCTGCTCAGAATTTCCATAACGTTGTTTGGAGCTAAAAGATGAAAACAATTACAGCAGAAGATGTTCGTAAGCTTCGTGAAGAAACTGGTGAAGGTATGATGGTCTGCAAGAAGATTCTTGAAGATAGGTATGCAGCGGAGGAGAAGCAAGAGATTATCAATATTCTTTACAAAATGGATCTTAGTGAAGAGATGTTAAAGGTGCTTGGTTATTTGGTGAGGAAAGCATAATGAAAAAGAAATTCAAAATCATTGATGTATCTACTGGCGAGAGATTTAAGCTAAAAGATCGGCAAATGCTTGTCATGAATAATCAAAGGGGTATTCTTCTTGGTTGGTAATTTTAGGGATTACGACACTTATGTACATAGGTTGTCTGATGTGTGTCCTAAATATGAGGTGGTTTGGTCAGAATAAGTTTGTTTCCCATATAGGAGGATAGTGAGGGATGAGGATTGGAATAAGATGAAAGTAAGAGAAATAGAGGGAGTTGAGAAGTATAAGGTATTGCTCTCTACCATGAAAGGTAAACCCTTTAGAGAAGAGAATAAAGCATATAATCTTATTGTAGACGCCTTTACTAATAGGTATGGAGATAAGAAGTATAACGCCATTCAATGGTTCTTCACTAACACAAGTAAAGCTATACGAAATGGTTATAAAGGATTCAGTGTTAGGCTGAAGGCTAGCTATTGGTCTGGAAATATATGTGGGATTGGGGCAAGACAAGTGAATTCTGTGCTTGACAGCCTACAGGAAGAAGGATATGTTACACTACTATTAGGTAACAAAGATACACGTAGTGATTGGTTGTCTTATCCTAGCATTATCCGATTTGAAGATAAGCTATTGAATCTGTTTGATGACAACCAAATAAAGCTTTATGTAGCAGAAGGTTGTTTGATTGACCCTGTTGTAATTAAAGATCGAAAGACAAAAGAACAGATGTTAATTGAGCAAAACGAGGAGTTCTTTAAAATGGTTGCTGAGATGAATACTTATAACCAAAGCTTAACTGAAGTACAGATTGAATTCATGGGTGAGCCTTTACCGCTGGTGGAGTACAAGCGATCATTTAGTGGCGATTTGTTCCATGGTGGTAGATTGTTCGTTCATGGTGGTGGTATCCAGCTATTACCAGAAGACTACCGACTAGAACATATTACTATAAACAAAGAGAAGATTTGTGAATTGGACTATAAAGCCAACCACCCTCATGCTCTATATTCTCTTTATTATAACAATAATCCAGAAATTGCTGATTTAGTAACAGATTCTTTTGATCCTTATGATGCTGATAAATCGTTCTTGACTGTTGATAAGATGTTGATTGCTAAGCATAAAATGAAATATGGACTGGCTAAATACGATCCTGTACGAGCTTTGTATAAACGTGCATTGCTGCTGTCTATTAACTGTGTAGATTTTGCACAGACCAAACGGACACTTGGTAATGAAATATTTAAAGACAATCTGCGTGAAGAAAAAGACCGTGAATTTCTTGGGGTTGACAAGCCTGATACAGGAAAGATTATTCAAGCACTGGCAGATCATAACTATGTGATTGAAAAGGAATTTTATAGTGATAAGGGAGTATGGTTACAGAAGATTGACAGTGATATTGCTTTACGTGTGATTGATTTGATGATACAAAATGGTGAGGTTGCTCTATGCTATCATGATTCATTCTGCTGCCGAGAATCGGTTGAAGATTTATTGCAAGCAGCTATGGTACAGGCATGGAAGGATGTGTTAGGATCAGATAAATATTGCAAGATTTCTAAGAAATAGGGGGGATCAAAATGAACACCCAAGAACTAAAACAATTTGACGAATCCTATCAATGGTGGGCTGACTTTCTAGCTGCTCGTCGGGAAGCTATTCATGCTATGCATCGTCTAGGTAAATCGTTTGAGGATATTCAGTCCACTTTAAGTCTTAACTATCCAGAACATGCCAAGGCTATTTGGACTGGTACAAGCTCTATTCATGAGGAAGAATAAATGACCCACACAATCACCATTAAAATTACACCACTATGCACAGCTTGTGGTAAAGAGCTACAGACATCAGGTCTTGAAGCTAAGTCCACTGGTCATCCGTTTGAACGTGATTATCCAGAAGACAGGACTGAACAGAGGCTGTTTGTCTATGCTTGTCAAGAATTTTTTGTTTTTAAAGGAGATTTAGAAAAATGAATAATTATCTGTTGAAATTTGAACACAGTAATGGGTCGAATGTTTGGTTCACAGTCTATTGCGACGTACTTTACATTTGGGCTTGCGCAAGAGAGATTGAGAAACGCACATCTTTTAAGTTTCTTGATGATTATACTGACCTTGGGAAATTACACTAATGAAAGCACCAGAAAATCTATACGTAGTTGTCTGTGATGAATGGACAGGGACTCGCTATGCTCGATCAAACGTAGCAATCTATTCTACTCAAGATACAGCTAGCATGGCTGCAAAGAGTATGCAAGGGAATTACCAGACATCTGATATTGAATATTGGGTCGACGAGGTTGAATTTTGTGAGATTTGGAAATGATCACAACTTTGTGGGCAACCGGCCTTGCGCTATTCATATTCTCACTAATCTTTATGTGGATAACTGACCTACCAAGCTCCTTCCGGTCATACCACAAATGGGAAGCTAGGGCATTGACAAGTATGATCCTTACTGTATTATGTTTTGGTGTTGCAATGTACTTGACAGGTAGTCTATAAAGCAAAATTATTCTAGGATTTGTGCGGTAAAATCCACCCTAGAAACCTTGCAAAGACAGCCCGAAAGGGCTACACTGTGCTGGTCAATTAAACGAATTTGGGAGGTGTGAAATGAACGGATCAAATATCTGTGTAAGTGTTGAATTTCTTGCAGGAACATCTATCGAGGGCGCTGTACAAGAAGCAGTAGAGAAGTGTAAACTCTGGCAAGTAGGATATGTCAAATTCAATTTCAACGGTGTAAATATGTCAGTAAAAGGCAACACGAATGTTGATCTTGCTGTGGTTAAGTGGAATGAAGCTATGAACTCTCAAAACAAACATAAGTTTGTAGTGGTTTAAATGACAAACATATCACTATGCGAAGGCACATCCTGCCCCGTAAAACACAGGTGTCAACGCTACCTACAAACCCCTCTTGTGAAGTATCAGGCCTACTTATGCATGATTGTAGCTTGTAAAGAGATAAACGATAGTGGGTGTAAATTCTTTATAGAGAGCGAGGAGAAATTTCTTGACTGAAATAAAACTGAAAGGAAGTTCTAAAAGGATCGAAGAAATCAAGAAATTGATTGATAAAATGTCGGAAGATCCTTTGCGAATTGGACCCTTCCCTAAACCTGTTATTGTCTGGAATAAGAGGTGGTCTGGTTTGAATTGGATGTGTAACAGTGACGAGAAGAATCCTTATACAAATTCTAATTGGATCAGTTGTGCAGGGCACGGAAATACAGTAGAGGAAGCTTACGATGATTGGCTTGAAAATTATTCGGTTGACATAATTTATGATGAGGATTGAAAAACCCCTTGACACACCCCTAAAAACCACCTAAGCTGTCCCTACACACAGAATATTGAGGAGAGATTTTATGAACGAACAATACGGGCTTAAAGAGTACAAAGAATTGCTTGAGAAAGCTTATAAGCGCTATCAAAATCCTATGGAGTGTCCTTTTGGTATGAATCCTTACACAGAAGGTGCGTTTTATCGTCAGAATAAGTTAGAAATGCTTCAATGGTGTCTTGAAATGTTGCCGGAGACAGAGCAATGAAAACCCCAAAGAAATCAGCCAGTGTATCTATCAAGGCATCTCAACAACAAATCCTAGACGCACAGAAATGGCTACAGTTTGTAGCCCATTGCCAAATCGCATGGGAAGACCTTTCACCAGCTTGGCAAGAGTTCTACTTTGCTATGGGCACAACAGAATGCAGTTCTGAGGAACTGAACAGTCTTATTACGACTGCTATTGAAGGAGATAAAGAATGAAATCTGAATATGGTATGAAAGAGTATAAAGAACTGCTTGAAAAAGCTCTTTTGAAATACAATAACCCTATGGAATGTCCGTTTGGTATGGACCCTTATGTAGAAGGTAGGATTCATCGTACAGCTATTCAAGATACTTTGGTTTGGTGTCTTGATATGTTACCAGAGGTTGAATAACCATGAACATCCTACAATTACGTGAGACACTCCGCCAAGCAGAGAAAGCATACACTAAAGCTAAAACTAGCTTGGACGGGAGTATTGAACTAATCAATGCAAAGTCAGCTTTGAAAGATGCAAGGTTTAATTATGCAGAGGCTTGCCAAGATCTTGTTGAAGAAATGATAATGATGGGAGAATTGAAATGACTGAGATTAATGATCTTAAACAAGAAGTCGGTAATCTTAAAGCTAATCTGGAAAAGATCCGTAAGGAAAAAATTAAACTTCGTAAAGAGTTAGAGAAGACACAAAAGGATTTTGCAGAGTATAAGTCAAAGGTAGATTTTGTATACTCATTAGTATTCGATACGGTAAGGATTATTGAAAGTATTGAGGATTAGCCATGAAACTCCTAAAAGATATAATAACAATATTCATTATTCTATTCACATCTATCATAGCCTTGGGAGCAATTGTTGTTCTCTTTAAGGCTATCTTTGGTTCAGTGGTTAACCTATTTGTGTGTATTGTGCTTGTGTTGGTGGTGTATTCTCTTGGGAGGTTGATTATTAGGGAATATAGATGATGGACATTCAGTATTGTTTGGAGAAGGCTAAGACAATCCCTTTCGTTAAGGGACAGAAGCGTTTATGGACTATAATTCTTGACAAACGCAATAGATTGGTCAGTGAATCAGGGAATAGCTATTCTCAGACACATACACAAATGTTTCATTATGCTAGGCGCACAGGTACACCAAATAAGTGTTACCTTCACTCAGAGATTGCAGCTTTGCTAAAAGATCGTAACAGAAAGGGTTGCAAGATCATCACAGGACGTGTAGACTCTATGGGTAAAGCTTGTTTGGCAGCACCTTGTCTAGCCTGTCAGCTTGCAATTAAAGAGTTTACTAACATAAAATCCGTGGAGTATTCCTTGTGAATATGTATTATAGAGAAAAGGCTTTACAGTGTCTTGAAGATTGGTATAAGATTGCAAATAATAATCTTGAAATCATAGCCAAATACCCTAAGTCGATTTGGTATTATGCTCTGTTTTTAGGAAAGACTAAAACCAAGCTTGACACTGAATGCAAAAGAGCTTATCTTAAAGCTAAGACACAGGGTCTTATTTTCCATGATACTTTTTCAACAATGCCGGACGGATGCTGGAGAAAACATTTATGACTTCCCTACAATCCTTGAAACAAATCCTCCAAGAACATCTAGAAGTGTGTCAAGAAAGCGAGGCATACAAAGAGGCTCTATCAGATGCTCAGTATGCATGTGAGCTTGGAGAAAGTGCTTTGAATACAATCTTTCAGGCTTGGTGTATGATGCCAGCAGAAGAAATCCTTGCATGCCCTGTAGAGATTGATTATTATCGTGGATGTTGTTATGTTCATGATCAGTGGAATATTATTAAGGAGAAAGAAGATGAACATTTTTGCTAATGGTAATAAGGTTTTGTGTGTATCTTCTGATGGTATGGATTCTCTTATTATTGGGAACATCTATACGGTTGATTTTATCTACAATCTTAATGAGATTAGTGTTAAAGAGCTCCCTAGTGTGCGCCACTGGTGTAAACGTTTTGAAATGATGGTTGGTAATAATTAATGTCTTATAAACCTAAACCTTGCCCAAAATGCAAATCGACAGACCTTGAAGTAGATAGCACATGGTGTGCATCTTTAGTTGAATGTCGTGATTGTGAATTCAAACTTCAGCATGAGTGTTCAGAAGAAGCTATTATTAAACGTTGGAATAAGTTGGAGAGGATTGAAAATCCATGAGGCATACATTCGCCAGTAACATCCTATCCCAACTAAAAGACAGCGGCTTCATTGTCCACAAAGACTTGAAAGAGAATCAATGGGGAATCTACGATGGAGCTGTAGATAATAGCAATTCTCTATTGATTCGTTCACGTTCATTAGGGGATCTTATGAGAGTGGCGAGTAAAGAGTTTGGATTAAAGTGAAAAGAAATTGTTGACAGATGATCTGTGTGGAGTATACTTAAGCCATAGGAAAGGAAAAGCCTTTCTTCAGACAGGAATAACAGATATGACCTTCTCCATCGTTGACATTCAAACCAAAGCAGTCGTTGGTAAACCATATAATGACAAAGTGAGAGCTCGTAATCAGGCTAACAAGCTTGACTTGAAATATGGTGCAGTACGCTTTACTGTTCGTACAAACTACGCTTCGTAACTTAAATAGATAAGGGGAAATAAAATGAAAAAGCAATATCATCGTCACATTGATAATGGCGGTATTACAGTTGAGGTGAGTCAAACTCCTGACTTGTATACGTCGCTTTCCATCAGCACAAGTTATCATGGTTATCCTAATGTTCTAGGCTCTCTCTCCAAGGTTTAACTAAAGAAGACTTTCGTGAAATTGGACTGATGCTTCTCAATTTTGCTGCTGATATGAACGACTACGAAGAAGAATAATTTTACCAGAAACCTCTTGACGCATTGAGAGGTTTCGATTAAGATTGTACATAAGAAGTAAGACAAACAGATATTGGAGAGATGATATGAAATACCCAATTGCAAATATCCCTTATGCTGGTGATGAGGCTTATGGTCTTTATGGCCTATCAGAGCCTGCAACATGGTTCAATAAATTTATCAACCAAGGTATTAAAAATCATGATGGACAAAAGCTTTTGGTTGAACATATACTGAATACAGACAAAGGTATCTCTGATACAACTCGTCAAATTCTTGAAGGATTTTTGAAATGAAATACTCAATTGAACAAAAGCGTCAACTACTCGATTCGTTCGCCGGGAAATATTACAACATTGATTGGGTAAAATCTAACGGTGAAGCACGTCAAGCAACAGTTCAACACATGCAACACAAGATGTTTGTAGGTGGTCACGCAAGCAAGGCTAACGTCAGCACTGTTGCACACAAAATCGAGATGTATACTTGTGTGGATGTTGCTAAACAGGGTTGGATTAATGTAAACTTAAAGACATTGAAACGTGTAAAGTGTGGTAGTGTAGAGATTGAGTTTGGAGAAGAATCATGACTGGACTATCACATTGTTTTCATTTGATTTTAACACTGATCTTCTTCCCTTGGCTTCTTGTCTGGGTATGCTGTGCAGTGAGTGCAAGCAACAGAAAGCGTAAGGAAGAGATGGATTTACTTAGGCAGTTAATTAAGGAGAAGAAGTGATGATTTCAATTTATATGCACAACTTTAGTTCAAAAGAATCTATCATATCAGAGTTTGGTATTGACTCTTCAGAACTAGAAGGTGCTGAGATTCTGTTAGCCTACTATCATGTTGGTGACTATGGTTGTGATTCATCTGCATTTGTCCTGTATAGGAAAGATGGTAAGCTTTGGGAAGTAAACGCCTCACACTGTTCATGTTATGGCTTGAGTGAATCAGGTTATTCTGGTGAAACTGAATCTCAATGGGACCCCGAAGAAACAACTGTTGAAGCCCTTGAGCATCGAGCTACTAAAGGTTCTCTTGGTTGGGTAGGTGGGTATGATGACGAAGGCTACCACAAAGAAAGCTTGTTGGTTATTGAATACCTCAAAAATAATCCTTGACAGCTACACCCTAAGCCCCTAGAATGAGTTATCGAAAGGTAATTAACGTTCTAGGGGCTTTTCTCATGTGGACTTCCAAAGGTACATCAGGTTACGGCGACAGCACAATCGGTGGTGACTACGATTCGTGGGATGGTGTGAGCCCTAATGGTCGGCAGTACAAGAATGAGACCAGTATGGAAACTCGTAATCTTTCGGGCGCTGATTACTGGCACCTTCGTAAACAGAATCGTCCTACAGAGGCTATCCCTGCACACCTTCATATGCTCAATAAAGATCGTGCCAACATCGAGGCTTACGCTGATCCTGTTGAATCCCCTAAACGCAAAACATCTGTCCCTCTTAAATCAAGAATCCTGCCCCAAGCTGCTAGGTTAGAGAAACTCACAGCAGAAATCATCGAGCTTGAAGAGGCTAATCGTAGAGGTGAGTTTACACCAGAAGAATACACATTGTTGAGGTCTGTAGCTTTCGCTAAACGTGATCGTGCACAGATTCTTTTGGACAAATCCATCAATGTACGTCCTACACAACCTCAAGAATCAATCGAAGAGGACGATTCACCGATAGAATCAGCCTATGAAATCAACGATAGTCATTCAGCTAACTCCGTGTGTGGAGTGGGGATTATTGACGATTTGAGTGATGAAAATTGCCTGAAAGTATTTTTACAAAAGGCTTGCACAACAGCTAAAACTTTAGTAAAGTGGTGTCAACGGGCAAAAGCCTACTACCAAGAATTGAAAGAGGTGTGAAATGTCTACAATAACTGTTGACCTCGAGGGCTTTAAAAGGCTGACAGGAGAATTCTTGAAAGCTATTGACAGTGCTAATATAGAATCTCTTGACAATGGCTGGAAATGTTTAGGTCTTGCCTATTTTGGTATTGAACCTTGTCCATTACCCGGAAGTTATGAAGAAATAATGGCTGTAAGCCTTTTAAAATATGCTGGGGGTAAATATGTACAACGAGAGTGGGAGCTTTCAAAATGAACATCCTCCCAAATGACACTGTATACGTCTCAAATAAATCTTCTACAGCTATTGTATTGTGTACGTATGGCCTTGACATCAAGTCGTCATCACCCTACAATAAGCATAACAAGACGCAAGCTTGCCTTAGGACTCCAATCGATGGTAAGCGTTATTGGAACATTAATGATTTGAATAAGGTGATGTGAGATGAAAGGCTATAAATACTTGATTGAATTTGTGTGGTTCTTCGATGGGGTCAGCTTTGAAGAATCTGTATCTGTACCAGCAGAAAACTATCAGGAGGCTCTTCAAAAGATTCAGGCAGTGTGGGGAGAGTCCTTAGAAGTATGTTATTATGAGCGTGAGGTTTAACATGACAAGCACACAAGCATTCACTAAAGCTTTCTCCTTGCTTGAGAAGGGGATTAAGGCTAAACTGTATAAATCTAATGGAAGCTGGCATTGTGAGGAAGTGAAATGAATGAGTATGAAGTTAAAATATATGACATCCCTGCAATGGATTACTACTATAAAAAAGTCATTGCTTACAACGAATCTAATGCTATGGTTTTAGCTGATCCCGATTCACCATACTTTATCGTTTTATCTGCCAAGTTAGTTAAGGAACAAACCAAATGAACGCACGTAAAGAGTTTATCTCAACCTTCTCAAAGCTTTTTTGTGATATGATGTCTAAGGATTATGAGAAGTTGCATGCAGTAGATAAAGCCTACCTTGAACTTGCAATTAGTCAATGTATGGATGCTGCTATTGAGTTTAAAGATGTACTAGATACAGGGTATGTCACTGGCTATAAATTTGGAGATAACAAATGAAACATTTTGATGAACATGGGTACGTTTCTTCAAAAGAATTTGAAGAGTTACTTGAAAAGGTAGCAGAGATGGTTGTTGAAACTCTTGAGGGTTGTTCTTCAATTGAATGCATGGTTGCTGCTAAACACCTCTCTACTGAAGTTAGTTTTCGTTGTGGTGCTGTTGGCATAGAATCTTTTATTAAGGAACAAACCAAGTGAAACACATCCAACAACACACTGAACAAAATACATTCCAGAAATTCGTTAAGACATCTAAGCGAGATAGTGCAGAAGATTATAGTGATAAGAGTAGTAAGCGAAATAGCTACAGCAAGCAAAGATCATTTAAACGAGATATGTGGAGTGTTGAGTGATGGAAATTACAATAGACGGTGTTACTTATTATTGTAATTGGTCTCAATGTGGTTGGTCTTATGCAGAAGCGAATGTTTACCTTCCAACCAAGGTTCTAGGTTTTTTACCATGGAAAAGGCATGTTTGGACTACTTCAAACGGGTTTGGTTGGGGATCAGCACTTATTACACATGTAGAAAAGGCACACAAGTACAGGATGATTGAATGGTATAAGAATGCTATCAAGGAATACCTTAACCACAAAAAGAGTTGGTCAAAATGAAATTCATCGAAAACAATACATACACTCTACAAACTGACTATTATAACAGTGTTAAAGTAGTGTGTACTTATGTTGAGGATGGTATGGCCTACTTCATAAGCAAAGGTGTAGCATCCTTGACAGATAACTATAAGCTACATCTTAAGACAAATAAGTTGTATAAATTTCACAGTGTTTATATGTCGTGGGATAATATCGAGAACACATTGTCTGAAGAGACAGTAGAGGATGTTTGGTCTAAAAGAATGGGCAATGGCTCTGATTATTACTCTGGGATTGGGCAGGATTAATTATGAGCGCACATTTAACATTTAAAAAGTTACGTAAGATTAATGATTGTTTCAATTGTAAAGGAACCGGTGTTTATAGGTGGTATCCCCTAGATGGTGGCCCCTACTATTCGTGGATGAAACCAGAACAAGAAGTATGTAAAGACTGTAAAGGAGTAGCAAATGAGCAATATAGAGCTGATTGACAATATGTCAGAACTACTTAAAGAATGGAGAAATGGATTTGGTAGAACACAAAGTGGCTTGAACAAACTTCGAATCAAAACAGATCAACTATTAGAGATTGTTGACAATACTGACTTTAGTTTAGAAGATCCTGTAGGCTGGGCTAACTCTAATGATCTAGTTCAAGATGGCTACTCACATACTTTCACTGTGCGTTCTGAACCCCCAGCAAACGGGTATGTTGACGGTGGAGTAGCTACGCCTTTGTACACAAAACCACAGAAATAAGTCAAAATAAACCCTTGACAGCATCCTAGCCAACCTATAGAATCTACCTTACAGAACGACATTCTCTAGGAACAATAGCCATGAAGCAATTAAGAACCCCAATGTTTACAATGCTTGATGGCTCAGAAGTGGTGTTGTTCCAACCCTATTGGAATGCTTATACACATAAGCTGTTCTTAGTGCTAGGTGACCACGGGATGTATTGTCCAATAACCTTTGACTAAGGTCAAAGATGTTTGATTAATTTGAGAGGTGTGATATGGAAGTTGTATTTTTCTTTAGTTTTGCGTTTGTTTGTATTATTGTTATAGCGTTTATTATGGCTAATCTCTGAGGAATAAGCTATGTACTCCATAAAAGACATTGTACGAATCAATGACATCCTTTCTGAATATCATGGTGTTAAATGTGTTGTTGTGAAGAAAGAGAAGAAGTATTATGATGTAGAGACATTGAACACAAAGACTAGAATTCGAGTGGTACAAGAGCAGATTATTGGGAGTGTTAAGAAATGAATTATAAAGAAGTTGCCAAGGTTATATCAGAACAGGCTTCTAGTCTAGACGATAAAGATTTTCTTATGTTTGCATCTACGATTGAAATGTTTCAGTTGTTGCTGATTGAAAATGGCTTCTTGCCAATCAATTTTGTAGATAGCGTCACAAAGGAGTTTGAAGAAAAGTCTACAATACAGCTTAAAGATTTCTTTGGAGAACAACCATGACACACAATAGAGAAGATGTTACAGATTATGGAATCTTGTTTATCATTGGTTTTATTGCTTTGTGTATTCTGTTATGAGTGTATCGAGAACACATCAGCTAAGACATGTCCTCGTTTTCTTGTTTTGAGGACATGTGAAATAAATCAAAATATGTGGTTGACAGGGTGCTTTGGTGTGGTTATAATTTAGGTATACAAAACAAACACACTGATTAAGGAATACAGACATGAACACTAAAGAATCTCTTCTAAAACGTCTGTTTGATGCTCGATTTACCTGCTATAAACATCACATGTCACACAATGAGCTTGGGGCACGCATAGCCGCGCAGTTTGCTGTAGATGACATGAACAGCACATATAATCGTTATGTTCGTGAAATTAGTGAAGTCTCTGCAATGGAACAATTGATTATGGAAGTAGAGGACATTGAGAAGGCAGCTAAAGGATATCAGTCATGAATACCCCACAAGGTATGAAAGAAGTAAGTAGAGAGCAATTCTTTGAAGCTCTGTATGCAGATAAAAGAGACATCATGCCAAGTGTGTCAGAGAGTCCTGATTATAGCGTCTGGATGACTCCACAAAGGAGTGTTTGGGGGTACACTTATCCGGGTTGGAAGTATCCTCAAGAAGAGAAGCACTACTTTATCAAGATTTAATCTAAGCAGGCTGTATAATGCCCATCATTTGATGGGCATAGGTGTATCAACAAGATTAATAGACTAGTAAATAAATCATCTTCTGGTTAATATTAGCGATTAGTGTGGAAGCCTTATAGAATCTAGTCAAAATGACTACAAGAAGTAAACTGATTAGTGTAGTTTTAGGGAGTGTGAGAGTGGTTCAGGATATGTGTTATGGTTAAGCTCACTACTACTTTCCTCCAACCTTTACACACAAACTACCACGACACAATCATTTAGCACACTAAACATTAGCTACTTTACACTCTAACTACAAATAATCCTGTACAAATCTATTAAACAATGTTATATGAACACGATAGGTTTTCTCTACTGTTAGCCAAGAGTGTGGTAGAAATCTTTGTTAGAGTTTGTTGAAAATAACTCTTGCACAAAAGTACTCCCTTGTTTATACTATCCTTACGCCGACTGTGGGCGTTATTTGGAGTTAGGTAGAGGCTATCAGTCAACAATGCACAATAGAAATATTCAACTATACTCCCCTATAAGAATCCGTTAGAATAAACACACACCACAGGAGAGATACACATGGCTTACCTAATCATTACTGCTGAATACTTTGCTGTAGCTTCTCCTGCATTGCTAATAATTGGTGGTTTGTGCTCTCTAATTTCTGATTATCGTTTTAAGAAATCTTTAAAATAATTGTTGACTGAGAGATGAAAGTCTCTCATAATAACCCTACCGAAACAGCATACCTTTTAGGAGTAACAACCATGACCTTCCAAGCCAACCAAGCAATCACCCTGATCAAGACCAACATCATCAACGACAAGAAGCTTATTGGTAAGAAGGGCGTTGTAGACTTCCAATGTAAGGATGGTATGGTTTGGGTGAAGTTAGGACGTAGCAGCCGCTGTGTGCCCCCTGAGTTCATCCAAGCAATCTAAGACAGGCCCTCCGGGGCCTTTTCTTTTACCCATCTGAAAACTTTAACATTACCCACTCCCCCTTCTCAGGAGTGGCCCAGTAATGTAATCTTAACCCTGGATAGATTACCTGTCAAGAATTTTAACTAATAAAATTCTAAAAATAAGGCTTGCACAGACTCAAGAATCAAGTATACTGAACACAAGAAAGCAAAACAACCTAGATAGGAATACAATCATGCACTCTTACAAAGTAACCATGAAAGATCACAATACTGAGGAACTCTTCTTCCTTGAAATTCAAGCACACTCTATGGAAGATGCCGCTATCCTGGCTAAAGCAGCTTGGGCAAGTGACACTGTAGAGGATGTCTTGTACATCACTGAGGTGGTAGGAGGCTTGTAATACAGGCCAGTATCAACCCCTTGTAGCAACGTTAGATGTCTAGTGGTACACAGTGGTAGCTTGATCAATAGCCCCTCTCTGTAGGGGTTCTTTGCTTTGCAAATCCTTTCTTATGCCTGTTGTTTAACTATCTTGTACACTAACTATTAGCATCTTAATAGACTCTTCACTAATATCCTCTGTGCAAGACATTGGTGTCTACAGGTGTGTTCTGCTCAGTCTCTATCAGGGTAGCTTAGGTGATAGGTTGTGTTAATGATAGAGGAAAGCTATTGGGTGAGGTCTGCTGATAGAATTTCTCTATATTTGGCAAAGTTGGCATGGGTATTGCCTGTGGTGTCTAGGAGCGTTAAGCCCTACTACGAGATATCCAGTAAGTTCACAGACTACACCCCTTACAAATAAAGGCTTTCACATATTTCCAGACATAAAAATAGACACTCACTAATACAAGCTAAGTGTCTTTCTGAGGGGGGGGGGGGGG